GTTCTCCACCTCGTCCACCAACGTCGTGATCTGTTGTGCGCTGACCGGACGTTTATGGCAGGCTCTGAGTACTCCGGCCTCGATCTTAGAACGGTCATACGCCTCTCTGTTATTATCCTTTTTAATAATGATCAGCGGGATCGTTTCGATCTTCTCGTAAGTGGTGAATCGCTTGCCGCATTCATCACACACACGGCGACGGCGAATGGAATTGTTATCTTCCGCCGGTCTCGAATCGATCACTCTGGTATTTTCATGGCTGCAGAACGGACATTTCATAGGCATCCTCCTCTTAAAAACCACGTGTTATTTATACGGATATTATAAGAGAATCAGCAGTTAATGTCAACTAAAATTATGTCCGGACCGATCTGGCGGATGTCCTTGTAAGGAATGACAATATTGGGCTCACAGCGCAGGAATCCCAGCCACTGGTTTCCACCCGGCACCATGATCTTACAGATGCATCCGCTGCACTCATCGAATTCCAGATCACAGACATGCCCCAGCTTTTTACAGTCTCTGACATTGATCACATCTTTGCATTTTAATTCGGAAAAAAGCATATGCGTACTCCTGCTTTCTTTCTATATATATAATATATGCCTTTTCTATCCGTTTGTTCGGCAAATACTGGAAATTCTACCGGCAAAGTATATCCTCCCACAGTCCTGTGAATACTGTTGTTATCACAATATTCAGTAATCGGGAGGTCTCTATGGTACAGGGAAAAGTGGAAATCTGCGGCGTCAATACAGCAAATCTGCCTTTGTTAAAGGCGGCAGACAAGGATGCTCTATTTACGAAGATCCGTGAAGGAGATACCGCTGCCCGAGAGACCTATATCGAAGGGAATTTACGTCTGGTCCTAAGTGTGATCAAACGTTTTTCAAGCAGTGCGGAGAACGTGGATGACCTGTTCCAGATTGGCTGCATCGGGCTGATCAAAGCCATTGACAATTTCGACGCTACTCTGGGTGTGAAGTTCTCTACCTATGCGGTTCCTATAACAATAGGTTCTGCTAAAAATTCTTTAATTGAATTTCAACATCTCCATTGACAATCACAATCCTTGATATTATGCTTTTTAATATATTGTTTTTCTCTTTCTTGTCGATATGCGCCCACACATCGGCAAGTTTTTTTATGTTTTCGTAAACAACTTCTTTCTTCTGACTGTTTCTTTCGTTTTTTTCTTCCTCGGTTATCTTTACTTTCATTTCAGAAATGCTTTTTTCAGTGTTTTTAATCATTTCTAAAACTGTGTCATTTCCATCGGAATAAAGAACATATAGCCTTTTTAATTTCACCTGTTCTTTTTCAAATTGTGACTGCATTATTTCAAGTTTGCTTTGCTTTTCAATAGGCTTACACTCTGAAAGATTTAAGGATATTTTCAAAATTTCACTTTCTACCTGTTTTTCAATATCAGAAGCCCATTCCAAAGAATTGTTACAGTCGGGATTGAAATTAGGCAAATACTTCATTGCTTTATCACGAGAACAGCAATATATTTTATGTTTTCCGTGCGTCCACTTCTGATACCGCATCTTGCATCCACATACACCACAATAGCACAATCCTGTTAACAAGTTGGCATCCGTATGACAAGCAGTTTTGTTTTTCCTACGTGATTTTCTGATCTCCTGTGCAAGTTCAAACCTTTCTTTATCAAAAATAGGTTCATGAAGTCCTTGATATATATTCCCTTTATATGGGATCATACCTATATTTACAACTCCGGTGAGCACATTTCTTACAAGTACCTCACTGTGAAATCCTAATGATTCCTTGATATATAAATCAGAATAACCACTAATAAACATATCTAGTGCTCTGTTTGCTTGTTCCTTACGTTCTGGTATAGGAATGAGTATTCCTTTCTCCTTGCTATAATTATAGCAATACGGAGTATTAGCACCACCAATCCAGTAACCTTGTTTAATTCGCTCCAACATACCTCCACGCATACGAAGCATCATAGTATTTTTGTCAAGTTGTGCAAAAACAGCCATCATCTGTGTGTATGCCTGCTCCATAGGACTGTCATAACTTACACTGTCATGGACACATTTGAATAACACATGGTTTGGTTGAAAAACTCTTTCAATTATGTATAATCCATCAATCATACTTCTTGAAAGTCTGTCTAATTTAAACGCAACAACACATTTAACACGTTTTTTTATGCAGTCATTAATAAGTCTTTGCAATTCCGGTCTATCCATATTTGCGCCGGTATATCCATCATCAACATACCAGTCAGCTACAACCAGTTCATTTTTCCGGCAAAAAAGTTCTATGTCTCTTTTTTGACTATCAAGACCGTTGCCTTCTTCTGCCTGTTTTTCCGTGGAAACACGCATATATGCGACACATTCCATTTTCTTTACACTCCTTTCAATATATAAAGAATGTGCCGTATTTATCATACATACGACACATTCTAAAGCCTTTTTACAATGGTGTCAACAGCATATGGATGCTATAATCTCAATAATTTCTTTTGGCAGAGAAACATCTTCAATGTCAACATCTTTGCCGTCTTGTGTAACTCTAACCATTTTTTACCTCCAGTCTGTCTATTTTTTCATAAACCTTTTTAGATATTCTGTTGACCGTTCTGTCACATACATTAATCTTTTGTGCTGTTTCTGTAATAGTCTTTCCACAAGAAAGCATTTTAAACACTTGCTCTTCCTCTTCCGTAAAATTGGCGTTCCGTAAGATTTCATCAAGTTCCGGCTTAGTCAGTTTTGACAACTTCATAAGCCAGTCTCCTTCGCTAAATTTCAGTTTTAATGTGTAACGTTACACATAATTACACAGGTAAATAATTGTCCAGTGCCTGCCGGATCACCCAGGAGATAGGTCTGTCCTGCTGCCGGCAGTAATCAATTAATCTCTCGTATTGCTCCGGATCCATGCTGATGTCTTTCCGGATGTTCTTCTTACCGTCCTCTTTCTTCGGTCTCGCCATTCCTATCTCCTTTCTTTTACCTATTCTTCAGGGCAATAATCAGATCATTATATGTTGCCTGATTCATATACATAGTCATATGTACCTGATCTACAACCGTTTCTCCACGTTTTTGCCAATCTTTGGTGATGTATCCATACCGCTTAATCCACTTTTTATTGATGCGCTTCTTTTTGTTCCTGCGCCGTTGGACCTGCTTTGTGGTAACTATAACGGTATATCCGCCCATCAGATCGTTCATTTTACTTAACATGCCTATCTCTCCTTTCGTTACACAATTTTTCCGATATTTCAGTTTACCGCTTCAAGAAGGAACTGTTTTTCTTCCAGTCTCTCATAAATGGTCTGTCCATTTCCGGTTTCTATGTACGGCAGAAATATTTCTTCAAATCGCACCATCTGAATATCCAGCAGCGCCATCTGCGCTTCTACCCAGTCCTTCAAAATGCGCCATGCTACACGCTCTGCCTGTTCCCTGGTAGCCTTGATGCTGCTTCTCGGACTGTTCTTTTTCTCCTTTTTTAACACTTCCAGACATTCATCCACCTTTACCGGCAACCTCACTGGTATCTGCTTAAAACCGGTATCAATCAGGAAGGAAAGACCTGTTATTGACTCTCCGTCATAATTCTTCATGATACTTTTTGCTTTATGCTTCATCAGAATGTACTCAATCTCTGATACTGTCTTAAATGAATCCACTGTGGTTGTATAATTCAAAATTGCCATTTCTACACCTCCGATATCGTTATTTAATCTTCTAATACCAAATCATCTGATTCTTTCTTTTGCCATTCTGAAAAATCTATAGATTGAAGGCAGTTAGAGCATCCATTTAGCTTCTGGGAAATTCCGCCACCACGCTTTTTATCTGTTTCATATGACCCAACAATAAACTTTCCGCATCTTGGGCAGTAGAAATATAATAATCGTCCAAGATTGTTGGTTTTAGGTACTTCTTTTGTGGTTTCAATTCTCGGCTTCTGTGGTATCTGCTTTTCGATAGCTATTTTGATAGCAAGCCAAAATGATTTTCCACCGCTTCTTCCTCCGATTGGCTTCTGTTCATCCCATGCCTTTGATATTTCTCTGTAATCAAGCACCATGATTTCCTCCGCTAAATTCTAATATTTCAGTTTAATGAATTTTATATCTGTCTCTTGCTGCAGAACGAAACATCATAAAAAGCATTTCCGATAATGGTTTTTCTCTGTCTCTGCGTTTTGCCTTCTTAATTACTGTCAATTCTCTCCAGTTATTACGCCAACTGCTTTCTGTTGGAACAAGTACCCCTACAAAGTAAGGAATTTTATTTGAAACCGCCGCATAAACTTCTTCTGGCATCACAAGATAATTGTAATCGCCTATAAAGTTCAAGCCGTGTCCTGAATTGAAGTCTTCAATAGAAGATTTTACTTCATAACAATAGAAATCCCCTTTTTCAATTCCGGAAACTGTGTTATTAACAGGCTTAAATTTCATATAGTCCACTCTGATTGCATGTGTTGTCGCATAATCAAATGTGACCTCTTTAGCCATATAAATTCTTGTGTCATTTTTAGGATTTATGTATTTTTCCAATGACATGGATAGTTCCTTTGTAATTTCCGGTCGTTTGCTCATCTCTACCTCCTAAATCCTAAATATTTTTCTAAAGATATTCTTTTTTGGCTTAATCACCTCGAAACTCTTTTCTTTCCAGTCGAAGACATAATCCAGGTTGTATGAGCTGAAGCCAATATTGTAATACCGTTTTCCGACCTCTCTGTATTTTATTTCAAAATAAGGTTTGGTCTTTTTGCCGGTGACAATTATTTCAATTTCACTCACTTTAATTTTTTCCATATCCGCTCCTTTGCTAAATTCTAATTTTCAGCTATTTTTTCAAAATCTTTTTGCGAAATAACTTCAAACATCACATACTCATTGGACATAATCATTGCCTGCAATATAACAACATGTCTTTTATTTACAATGTCATCAAAATTTCTACTTCCTCTTTGACAACACTGAAAATAGCTATCTTTACATGTTTTTGACAATGTTCCGCTAACAGCATTTACATTTACTTTTTGTGTTGGGCTATAAGTATCAAACATCTTTTTACCTACTTTCTAATTTAACTTATTTAAAACAACTCAAATAGTAACTCAAATTTTTAATTAAATTTTTCACTTTTTAACTCAAATTTTTAGTTACTATTTCACTTTTTAGTTCTTGATTTCAGTTCCTTGCTCAATATTTAAGTTTTTGAACATTGCACACATCACATCAACCACGATGCTGTTACCAAACTGCTTGTAAAGCTGTGTGTTGCTGTTTACTGCTTCCATTTTGGAGATATCTTCATCAGATACTCCCATCAAACGTCCGCATTCTCTCGGTGTCAGCTTTCGGATACGGTACTGTGTGGTAATATGGCTATTTGCATACCCATGTGTGCCGGCTACAAGATTAGCTGCTATGCCATTATCAAGATTTCTTCCACACATGGCAACTATACACATATTGTCCTTATGTGCTCCTATCCCTTTGTAATACCGTGATGTTACCGTACTTGCTGTTGGTGTATCGACATCACATATTTTGGCATTATCAAGGCTGTCTAAATAACCATCCGGCATTTTATCTAATTTGCATGGAACCTGATTTTCCACAATTACTTTCTGATCTTTATTACCACTTTGCATTGTACTCAATGTTGGACTACACCCCCACATCATAAATTCTGTTAGTGCTTTCAAGTAAACCTATAACTTTAACTTCTTGCATTCAATCACTCCTGTATTTAATGATGCATATTTTCCTATTGTATTTCCATCTTTTGAAACATGAGACAATATGCAATTAGCAATAATCTTTTCTTTTGGATTGTTAATTGACAAATCAACCGCTTTCAACAACACAGTTTCCTTCTGACCGTAAGTTGCTGATTCCTGCGTCATATCTTGCAGTGATGCAGTTTGCAATGTCTCTCTGATGTGGATTGCAGATTGTTCCGTCAATGCAAGTCTGCTCTCATGATTGTTCTTTGGCAGCGTTCCGTTTTCAATAAGCTGTTTTATTAGCTTTTCAGACTTTTCATTGTTGATGTAATACTTCTCGTCCACATCATATTCAAGGTAATCTTTCAACTTCTTTTTCAACGGTATCTGCTGTGGGAAATGGTAGTTATATTCTCCCAAAAATGAAAACATGAAGCATCTTTCACGGTTCTGTGCCACTCCGTAGTTCTTTGCGTTTAAGTCCTGCCAGTAACTTACATATCCAAGACTTGTCAGGAAATCGATCCAGTTTTGAAAATCTACCCTGTTTGCATCGGCATGGACTTGTGGAACGTTTTCCATGAACAGAATCTGTGGCAACTCACCGCCACCATCTCTTATCTCTTTCAGAATCCGTTCCACTTCCCACAGTAAACCGCTTCTTGTTCCACTACCTTTGCTCATTCCCATTTGCTTTCCAGCAACCGACAAATCGGTGCAAGGAAACGAGTAAGTAAGTAAGTAAGTAAAGGATTCAGTATCGCAGATATTCAAATCATCCGCATGAACCTTTGTTATGTCCATTGTTGGAAAATCAGTGCCATGCACAGCGTTATAACTTGCTATGGCATACTTATCAAACTCCACAACTCTGTAATGCTCGAATTTCGCACCGATACGTTTCAGTGCCATTGCCTGACTTCCGTATCCTGCGAACAACTCTATCAGGCGTATGGGTTTTGTGATTTGTACCGGCTGTCGCATGATATCGAAAATGTTTATCTGATTCATGGCATCACCCCCGGCATAAAATCAGATAATCGCATTTGTGCCATTTCTGCATCTAATCTCTTTTTGGATAAATCATAATAATGCTTGTCCAGTTCAAATCCAACATATGGATGGTTGGTTCTGTAGCAGGCTATCAAGCTGCTGGCACTACCTACATGAGTGTCCAAGATAATGTCTCCGGGATTTGCATAGCGGTTTAGGAGCCATTCATATAGTACCACTGGTTTTTGTGTAGGGTGGATACGCTTTTCGTTCAACGCCTTATTCCCCTGCTGAATAGTTCCTTCAGTAATGGACTTCCCCTGGAACATTCCACGCCACATATACCGGAATATGTCTATCCTTTTAGTCAGACTGCAGAATGCCACCTCTGCATCCGACTGGTCAGAACCATCATTGCATTTATCCCATACGATAAGACCGCCAGCCAAAGTAAAATCAAAGTAATTGCATCCCCATATAATCTGATTTTTGGATACCCGAAACAATTCCTCAAAGTATTCACTAGAGGGGGGCTCATTGTCCCACCCTCTGTTTTCGTACTGACCGTCCTTTACGTATGTTTTTGTTCCATTTTTCTGCTTAACAAATGTATTCCTATTTTTGCCACCATGCTCATGTAAGCCATACGGTGGATCCACAATCGCAAGGTCAAAGTAACCATCCGGGAACTCTTTCATTCCATCCATGCAATCCATGTTGTAATATCCAAAATCCATTACGGCATCACCCCCGGAATATCCTCAAAACTAATCTGATTATATCTTTCAAAGACAATCATCTCATTCTTTGCTCTCTGATAGAAGTTGCGGTCAATCTCAAATCCGAATGCACTTCTCCCGATCTCTGCGGCTGCTCTTAAGGTACTACCGCTACCACAGCAAGGATCAATCACTACATCACCGGGATCTGTAAAAATCTCTATTAGTTTTTTCAACACCGATACCGGCTTCTGTGCCGGATGGATTTTCGGAATATCTTTTCCGTCTTTCTCCCAACTGAACCAGTTAAAAATCATTTTCCCAGTGCCACGGATCGTCTTTCCGTCCTCGTCAACCCTTGCACCGTTTCGGAACTTCGGCAGCTTGTCACGGTAGAACACAAGAGCATATTCAGTAGCACCAACCACACGCATATTTGCCTTAAGCACTTGCGGACTGTAATTTTTAACAAATACCAACGGTATGTAATGGATGAATCCATGTTTATAGGCGGCATCAATCAGCGTAGGCATCTGTTCAAAAGAGCAGAACACGATCATGCAAGGGCTGTCACTACTTCTGCCACGGTTTACGGTCTTTTTATCGTCCTTTTTCAGCATTTTGGAGCAGAAATGAAAATACTCATACAGATTGAAGTTGAAATCTGAATTGAATGCTGCTTTCCCGGCAAATTTACTCTCACCGTTCTTGTTATCCCCACCGTTGTACCACATAGGATTACTTCCGTAGAAGTTCTTGCCTACATTATACGGGACATCTGCAATGATAAGCTGTGCCGGAGGTATTGCGTATTTCTTATAGTTCTGCATTGAATCTCTGTAAATCTCACATTTTAATTTCTTCATTCTCTCTTCCAGGAACCCGATATATCGTTACCATGCGCATAGGTTCTGATTCCTTTCTGATTATTTCTGTGCTAAATAGCACATGATTCCACAATCCGGGAATATTTCAGTATTCATATCTCCACGGTTGGGATCTAGTTCATCGAGATATAACGGCGTCCCGTCACTCTCTTTCAGAATGGAGTACCCAACCAGTCGTTCCAACTGTGCCCGGCTCTCAAACACTTCTGGGAAATCCTTGCGTATCTTGTTCCAATACCCCATACCACCCTTGACACATCCGATGCAGTTATTGTTCGGATATCCAAGGTCATACATCTTCGGTCGAGGAAAAGAAAACGTTCTCTCAAACAGCCCGTGAACCTCTTCCTTTGACAGATTCCGGTCAATCAGCGGAAATTCATGCTCCGTTTGTGGATTAGATTCTACCGTCCGCTCTGCCCGGTTGCGCTCTCGCAGGTCGAACCCCCAAACATAGATTAGGTCGTATTGTTTATGTTCCTGCTCCCATTGCTTACGGACACGCTTTTTCAGCCAGTTCGTGCATGGGGCAAAACCGTTACCTGCGCTGCGGAACCCTCCGAACGCTCGGACACATTCTTCCACACATCCATATTCCGTAGATCTAAGTACTTCAATTTCTTTTCCGATTGCTTTTTCACAATCTCTGATAAATCTCATGCTATCCTCATGTTGGTCGGCAATGTCAATGTAAATCCACTTATCAACATCTCCTGCAAGGTATCCCGCCATAAAGGATGATACTCCTGCGCTGATCCAACATACCTTTAGCTTTTCTGCCATAACACCACGCTACAAATGCTGTATCGTGGATCACCATTCGTTTGCTCTACATACGCTTATCAATAAGCCTTATAGCCACGGTGTTGTAATTTTTCGGTACGCCACCCCTATTCACTGCGCACCAACCCGGTTTACCGGGCATTCGTTATTCCTTTCCTACAATCGTTTCTGCTTGCTCCTTGTACATCCTGCCCGCCATCTGCACCAGGTAGTGCTGTAAGGCTTCTGCAACGCTGATTCGGTGCTTTACGCAGTATCGGTCAACGTAACGCTTAAAGTCCGCATTCTGCTCGTACAGGGCGGTGTAATCAATGTTCTGCATCTGTTCCACCTGCCTTTACAATCTCCAACAAATCATCTACCAAATCCTTGACCTCGTACATCATCATAGTGTCGTAGGATTTTGACTGCTGATCTGCTGTTTTATTTCCATACTTCGTACAGTCTTTAAGGAATGCTGTGCGTTCTTCCAACTGTTCCACAACCTTGTCCGGGTCGTAGGCGGTAGGCTGGGCATCTATAACAGAAGCAACGCGTAAAAAGTCTAAGCAATCCATATCTTCGTTCTTTGAAATTGCTTTTTCTAAATCCGCTTTTAATTTATCCGCATCAATCAGTATTTTCATCATTCACCCTCCTGTTCCACATTTCTGTTGCTTTTGCTTTAGCATCTTCCAATTCGTCCATAACATCAGGTGATGTATCTCTTACAAAAAACATTTTTGTTCTTGCTTCGCATTCAGTACATTCACAACAAATATCAATACCGAAACGAAATATTAATTTTGCTTTTCCACCACAGAATGGGCACGGCTTAAGTTCATTCATCGTCATCACTCCAATCTAATTCGATTTCTTCTGAACTGCCTACTCCTAGTTGCTCGCACTTCGCTCTTGTGGATGTACCGCCGGAATGGTTCGTACCTAAAAGGAACAGTTCCTGCACAATGTGGAAGTATGATTCTCTAAAACAAAACCTCTCTTCCTCGTCAAGTTCCTCAATCGCATCTTCTCCATGTTGCCATCTGTACCATTCTGCGAACTCATTAACCAATTCCTGCATAAGGCTGATACAACATTCAAGAATGTGTTTTTCATCGTGGCTTTCCAATTCCTTGTTGACGTTCTGCTTCTCCACAGCTTCACGGCATTCCTCCACCGTGCCTATCTGGCGGTATTGCTGCACCTCTTCCAGTGCTTTAATTGCCATTTCCATAAGTTCTTGCCAATATTTTTCATTTACAAGTTCATCCCAATGAGGATTAAACCTGATAATGTCCAAATCCCTGATTGCTTCATTCTCCGTCATGGCTACCCTCGCTTTCTTTCTGCAACCATGACAGACAACTTTGTTCTCCCTCATATTCCTCACCGAAATGGTTGTCAAAATTGATAATAAACTCTGCCAGTTCCTCATCAGTCATGCTCCTGATACGGTCTGCGTTGGTCATTTTTGTTTTGTTATTGTGAGCAAAAAGTCTTTTTTCATCCTTTGTAAGCCACTTAATCCATTTACCACATTTATTACAATAAAGCCCTGTTTGATTTCCTTTCTCTTCAATAAAGCCTTTTACGATTCCACATTTATTACAAGTCACTGTCATTCTTCTTCCTCACTTTCCCGGTACGGCTCCGGCAGTGGCATCCAAGCTGTGATTTCAATTTCATCATCAACAACATCAGGTTCATAATATCCGTATTCCTTGAGATAATCTTTACATACTACCGAATACCAATACCATTCCCCCTCGTAGCAGATACCAGTTGCTGTGAACGGTACATCTTTAATGCTTGCATAATAAGGAGCCGGATTGTGGTTTACCCATGTAATATTGACCGGAACATAATCTTCCGGCAGTCTTTCACTCACTGGAATCCACACCGGCTGATTCTGCAAGGCGGTGATTGCTAGCTGCAATGCTTCCTCACAGCAATGATCTACTCCAGTTTGTCCGTACATAGGACATTCTTCACAAACCTCTGAGTACCGTTCACTCTGAGCCTTTAAGCAGTAAATAGCTTCTTCTCTCTTCATTCCGCACCTTCCATTTCTGCCAGCTTGCTTTCGGCTTCCTCATGAGTAAAGAATACCGATTTATTAATTTCGCAAATGCTGCAATGTTTAGCTACGCTTTCACGTATGTAGTACGCTTTATCACTACAATTCTCGCAAAATCCTCTAAAACACATTCCAGACCGATTACTTTTGTTTTTTCCACAACAATACTCAATAGAATACACTGGTGTATCTTCACTGATTGGCAACCGCAGTAGCAATCCATGCTCCTCGGCATCCTCAATATCTTTTAATTTGAAATATACTTCCAGCCAGTACTCTGCATTATTTACAAGTGTTGGTATTTCTTTGTCACTATTTGTCAGTCTCTCCATCCTTGCTCCTTTCCTCATAGTGCAAATTTAACTCCGTACCATCAATGTTACCGTTCAGCTTATTCTGGCAGTGGCACAGTAGTAAATCCAATTCATTTGCGTCCGTAATTTTTTTTGTGCGAATGTACGACAAAACTCTGTCTACACTATCTCGGCGATATTCTGATAGCATTTTTTCATGTTCATGTTTGCACTCTTTAAGTTCTAACTTTGCAGCTTCAACCGATTGTATTCTGATTTTTACTTCATCAAACTTATCACGGCATTTTTGATAATCTTTTTCCAGTTCTATACGTCTATTTTCTGCAATCTCTTCTGCTGTGTATCCTCTGTTCACTATTTTGCACTCCTTTTCCCGTATGTACTTGCGATTCCGTATACATTGCAAATTTCTCTGTAATATTTTTCCTGTGCATGGATATGAGCATCTACACGGTCAAGTTCCGTTTCACACCACTTTGCAAATTCTTCTGTGGACAATGTTGTTTCCAAATTTTCAAATTTTTCTCTGTTGTCAATCACAAAACACACCATGTCAACCGGGATGTGGTTCAAATCCGCAAGAATCTGAATCTGTTTGTCCTTATCCTCCGCTTTTTCATAATATTCCAACAATTCATAACCTGTCATTTGCATTTATATCACCTCTTATCAAGTTTGATTTCATTGTCGTAACAACGCTTCTTTGGATTCCCCTCTACGGGAGAAACCATCTTTTTAGGGTCTGTGGTGTATGATCCGTTTAGCTTTATACCTATTTTGCTTTTTTCATCCACGTAGCACGATGGCTTGTAACGATCCGGTGGAATGTAGTTGTGAATGCGCCAGTGCTTTACAAGCACAACACCACTATCGAAAGATAAAAGGAATCTGTTGTCTATAAGTATCTTCAAATCATCATCAGAAGCACCACACATCCTTATGATTTTCCGCTGGTTGTTTACAAATCCGTCATCGTCAGCGTTCATGCAGATATGGAAATAAAGCATTTGAGCCGTAGCAGGAATATCCAAAAAAGCATCACTCTCAATTATTTTTGCGCTGAACATTCTTTTTTCTGCCATTTAGAACTCCTTACTCAAAAATAGACTTCTCTATATAGATTCCGGTGTTTTCCACCAGTTCTTTCCACAAGTCCATGAAATCTTTTCCGTTGCACTTGTCTCCGGCTTTGTCCATATGGTCAGAAAACTTATCCTTGAAATTCGTAAGTTTCTTTTTACCAAAACCATCTTCCATAAGAATCACCATTCCATATAGGATGTACCTTGTGGACAAATCATTGATTATGTTGTTGCATCTGACCTGTTCCCGTATGCATTTCTGCGCTACAACCGACTTGTAATGTGGAAAATCTGTTTCTGTAAATTCCTTGTACTCAATCGTCCAGTCCGCAAAGTCGTTAAGACTGCTCTGTAACTCCGTATAAGGCTCATTCTCGTACTTTTCGTTGTACTCTATAAATTTACCGCAGAAGTCGGAAAGTTTCGTCTGTGAGTACTTGTAGTCTTTCCACAAGGTATAACAGAACAGTGTCAGTATCCCAGTGAATGGACTTCTTTCTGCTGATTGTCTCAAAAGTTCTGTCTGCCGCATGATTTTCAAAATTTCCTGCGGATTGTCATATCGTTTTGGCATTTTATGTATCACCTCCAAGTTCCGTGATGCTTGAACTCTACAAAGAAAATTTCATTTTATCCAATTTTTCAATTTGTTTTTTTAATGATTCAATTTTCTTTATTCTCATTACTTCTGCCCTTAAAACTGCGTCTTCCTTCTTTTTGTGCCAATCATTTCCGTAAAAATATCCATATTTTTTAGAACTTATCATATCTCCGGAAATAATATTTGAACAAATCTCTGCATCGTCAGTTTCTATGATTCCAGTACTAAGTGCATATTTTGTAATATATACTTTCATATTATTCACCGTCCTTTTCTCCATGCAAAAGTTCCATGAACTTCGCAAACTGCTTCTGTGATATGGAATTGTTCTGTTTCTCCGGCTTAATGCTGATAACCAAATGTTTGTCAGCTATGTTCGTCAGTTCCCTTGCAAGGCTGATTCTGCCTTGCTGGATGCCTTGTGAATAGGTTTTAGGCTGTTTGTATTGCCCTGTTACTTGCTTTCCTTTTCCTTGGCTTCCTGCCGTGACGTTATACATCTGAATACCACTGTCAGAGCATTTTTTAATATACTCAACTTCTTTTTCATCAAGTTCTGATAACCCACAAGTTAAAAAATGTAATGACCACCCATGCGGATTGTCTTTACTCTTAAAACCATGTTTTTTAAGGCTCAATGCTATATGGTCGTATTCCGCAAGGTGAGAAGATGTCCGCTCCAAAAGTTTGACAGCTTGCCCACAATATCCTCTTCTGATTCCTGCTTCGTCCACTCTGTAGAATAAATAGATTCCGCTAACATTCGATATTTCGGGGCATATCTGTTTTATTCTTTTCTCACGTTCTGCTTTCATAGCATAGATTTTCTTCCAATCAGCCATTCGCACCACCATTTCTGTACTTTTCCAGTTCTCGGTTATCTGCAAAAACAACATCAGGATTTTGCTTATCAAACCAAAACATTCTACTTCCGCAACAAGCGTCTAATACTCTTTTGCTCAAAACGGACACTCCTTTCCATTCCTCAAAATCCATTCTTTACCGCCCTGTGCAACGTCCACATGAGCCATAGGAGCAATCTTTTTGACCTCTGCGACACATTCACTGGGTACTGCATTATCTCGGCTTAAATGGCACAATATGACGTTTTGCAAGCTATCTGTTTTGTTAGCCATCACAAAATCTTTCACAGTTCCAAGTTCCATGTGACCACGAAAAACGTGATTCCTTTTCGCAACATTTTCATCATCAATGTACTTTTTCTGATAGTTGCAGGAAATTAAAATGTGGTTCACATCTGTAAATTTCCACTTGCAAAACTCCGTGTCGGTAATGTACAGAAGTTTCCCCATTTCCGGATGTGTTATCAAAAATCCGTAACAAGGGCACTCCGTACCGTCTGCATTTGTGTGCGTCCATTTGCCGTCAAGTGTTGTCAGGTCAAATCCATGTATTCTCCACTCACTTTTTCCGATTGCAATAGGTTCAAGACTTTCATACGGTTTGAACACAGGTATTCCCATGACTTCCAAATCCACTACAGATTGAGAATGATCCTTGTGGTGGTGCGACGCTACCGCACCAACCACACTTTTTACATTCCAACCAAGACCACGTTTTATGTCGATAATAGGTATTCCGGCATCAAGCAAAATCGTTTCACCGTCATCTGCCACCAGTGCATAACAGTTACCGCATGAACCGGAAGACAAGCATTTCAGTTTCACTTTGCACCACCGATCGTCATAATTGCCGGATTAACAACTCCGTCACCGTCATAACCCCATTCCCTGTTATGCCATTTCCGAAGCACTTCTCCATGCTCCCAACACTGTGATAAGATGCTTACGGCACATCCATACATGAATCCTGTGATTCCTTCTTCGTCTGCTTCATGTGATAACTTTTCAGCATTATCAATAAGGTACTGCATGGGATTGTCCGAATTTTCAATTCCCGGCTCCATCATTTCAGCCCAACGCTCTGCATAAGTAAAACATGCTCTGCCGTACGGATCATCGTTTTTGTCGTACCAGTCTTTGTATTCTTTCTCTTTCCCTTCCAAAATCTTCATAGATTTTTTCCTCCTACTTAAAGCAATCCGGTGTCTCTGCGTTAGCAATGGTCTGTTCCGTGCTGTCCGTGGTGACTTCCTCAAAAGTTGCATCGGGAAAATCAACAGAATTTGCGTTTGCCTGAATTTCCTCTGCCGCAACTTTTTCTACATCAAGTTTCACATCGGAAACATCAGGAAATTCTTCCTGTGCATACAGGCCTTGGAATTTATCCGGAAAAGCTTCTCTTAATGCCTGTACAACAGCAACTTTTCTTATCATTGTTGCAGGCTTTTTAGACCATTGACTGTTGATTGTTCCATCTTTTTTTCTTCCAACATATTCATCGAAAGATACTGACTGGTACTCCGGTGTTTCTCTTCCTTTTATAAACACTTTCGCCCAACCTCCTACAATAGATTCATCCTTAAGTACAAAAGATCCTTCTCTTTCTTCCACGGAACCATCTTTCTTCTGAACAATAATTCCTGCTTTTTTTCCTGCATAATTCGGATTTGCATCGGCTCTTTTTGTAAAAACATCTTTTCCGGTAACAATCGTAGCAGGATCATTGTTTCCAAACTTAATGAGGTATGCTTCTTTCAAAAAGGGATTGAGATGCTGGTATCTGCAAAGAGACATAAACATCATTACTTCCTGATCTGATACGTTTCCGCCACCGCTTACAAGGTACTTTCTTACCGTTGTTGGGGAAATCTTTACAATTTCCCCATTTGATTCGTATTCCACAATTCCTGTGTTTTCCTGCTTCTTTTCTTCTGCCATGTTTCTACCTACCTTTCTACCTTTTTGATTCCGTCAATTTTGATTATGAATACCTGGGTTGTCTTGGGATTCTGAATCAGTGCAAGAGGTTTACATTCGCCGTGCACGTCATCATGATTTGCAATGTTCAAAACCTTTGCAACCATCCCGTCTTCAACAGAAACTCCCTTAACATAATTTTGCCTATAACTTCCAAGTCCACTCCATGTATCGTATGTTGAATAGCAATGACCTCTATGTGTTACCTCTACCATGTCACCGACATGGATTTCGCTGTCATCCTCTTCCGGTTTGTAGTTTTCGAGAACAACGTACTCTCTGTGCCATGCCGCTGTAACTGGTTTTCCATCTTTCTCAATTACAACTCCAGGTTTACTTGTAGAAATAACCTTAAATATATCTCCGTTTTTGTATGGAATCATCCAAGGATGCGCATACACAATTTTGATATACTCACCGACTTTGGCTTTCCTCTTCACCTCACGAACACCGTTATCAGGCTTCACATCTTCGCCCATCAGCCGATTGAAAGCCAACTTTGCACCAGTACGGAAATCAAATTCATCAGCCGGATTGCACTTGGCTTCTGCTTTCTCGCCAGTGGTCTTGTCCAGTGCAACTACTTTGTTGTCGTTGCGGTAGATGACAATGGTTTCATTCTGAGTTTTAACTAAATCAAGCGCATCTTCTGCGCAATTCCATCCGTGCCCCTCTTTGGCGTATCCACAGCAATCATGACCGTCTACAAATTTGTCAAACTCAACAGAACAGTAATTATCCGTCAAGAGTTTTTTGATTGTTCCGCATTCCCCCACAGTTTTTCTGTTGATTATAACAGTATTCTTTTTTACTTTTACTCTGTCTCCAACCTTAAATTTTCCCATGATTCATTCCTCGCTTTCCGGCTCGTTCATAAACTTGCCAAATTCATCATTTTTCACTTTTACATCAGCCTTGCAAATTTCCTTAATGCTCTTAGGCATCACGTTCCATGTGACATCAGTGCCGGAAATCTTTCCCTTGAATTTCAAGGCTCCACGGTCTGTCAGACCCATGTAAACTCCCGTGTAGCACTTGCCCTCTGCATTAAAAACCACAGTGTCACCGACATTGATTGTTTCTCCGTTCGTTGTCAGAACGGAAATTACTGTTTCTTTCTTAATCTGCATTCTCCGCATCTCCTTTCTTTATCTCATCACAAAATATCTTGGCAGAAATTTTCGCTCCAAAAAGAGCAAAAATGAAACTCATGCTAGGGGACTTCGTAATAATAGAATCAAACGGATCTTCTGCCATTGTTTTTGCAACTACATTGCACATTTCATCAGCAGAAATCTCAACTTTTTTATCTATATCATAATCATTATTAGGCATCTACATTTCCCTCACTTTCAACTCTTTGTCATCACTTCTGCGGAACATAATCAACTGGCTGTCAATCTGCGGTATTCTCCATGAATCAAGGCTCTCGGTATCGTCTGTCATAATCGGCAACTCCACACCGCACTTCTTCTGAAACGCTCTGCAAATGTCGATTTCTGTCAGAATCTTTGCACCGTGGTTCATGTTTCTGCTGTACGGCTCTCCCTTGTAAATAAAGTCGCAGCATTCTTCCGTATCACCATTCACAAGAGGTCTGAACATCCGCACAGTACAGAAAGAAAGATACTTGTTCACATCAGCTTCCAGCAGTTCGTTCTTCTTCCGGCTGAATTTCTTTAACAGGTCAAGCTGTGCCTGCACATCCGTAATCTTCTGTGCAATGTTCTTGCGCTCCTGTTCCAGTTCTGCAATACGCTTATCCACGTTCTCGTTAATGCTTACACTCGCCAAAGACTTATCAACCACAGAAATATCATTGCGGATCTGCTCTTCATCACCTTTTAACTGGATTCTAAGAAGATTCATGTCAGTGAATTTGTGCATGGCAGCTTCTTTCTCTGCAATCTGTGACTGGAAAGCTTTGTATTCTTCTGTGTTGGAAATATCCACGCTTGCCGGAATGGAATTTAAGGCATTATCAGCAATGGCAATCTCTTTTTCCAACCGCTCAACTTCATCCTCGGTCTTTTTCAGTTCCTCACGCTTATGCTCCAGTTCTGCCTGGTCCGCTTTGATATGTTCAGCGCAGGAAGAACCCTCTTTAGTAATCAGTTCCAATTCATGTGCCTTATGCTTATCAAACTCCGTTCTTAACTGCTCTTTCTTCTCTTCCGGATATTCCTGTCCACAGTAGGAGCAAATCAGAGAGTTTTCATCAAATTTAAGGCTTTTATTCAAATCCCAACTCTTCTTCAAATCCTGTCTCTTCTGCTCATACTGTTCAATACGCTTTTCCAGTGCAGTGACCTCTTCACGAATGGTATCTGCCTTAAGCAACTCCTTCTGATGCTCATTCTGAATCTGATTCAGTGTTGTGCGCTTCTCTCTTCTGTCCGCATCCAGTTTTTCATTTGCTTTCTGCTGCAATGCGCTCAACTGACCTTTTAACTCAATGATTCCATCAGAAAGCTTATCGTAGGAAATCATGCTGTTCTGCGTATCTGTCTGCTGCTTAATGTTCTCTGACAGCTTATCCAGTAAAGCTTTCTTTTTCAGTTCCAGATCAGCAAGGTCAATATCCACTCTCTGACGGCTCACCTCATCGATACGGCTCGGAATTTCATCTAACAGGTCCTGCAAGCCCTTGGTTCCATTTCTTCCCCTTGTACCGTATAACTGTGTATTGCAACGCTTTTTCAGTTCATCAACCGTGCCGTCCTGCAGAATAGCCCTTAATTCTTCAAACTCCGGAAATTGATTGCAAATGTCATCATTACTGTGCTGACCAAACATATCAGCAAGAATTGCTCTCTGCTCTGTGCCACCTTTAAGCAACAGTGTCATGGCATTTATACAGAGTGAAAATCTGTTCTTGTCGCATACACACTCTTCCAAAAATGCTTCAAAATCTGCTGCCTTTTTTGGAATATCATTCACATAGTAATCCGTGACATTTCCGGTAAACTCGCCTTTCTTATTGAAGTTCTGACGGCATACTTTTTTCAGAACCTTGTCTGTACCGTCAATCTCCACGGTAACTTCTGCAGTAATATCTCCGTCAATGTCATTGCCGTCCTTATCATGCGGTCTGATTCCGGTGATCTCTTTGCCGTTCTCGTCACGGCAGCCAAAAATGTACTGAATTGCTCTCTTGATTGTGGACTTTCCAGTTTCATTCACACCGGAAACCTCTGTCCGGTCGTATAAATCAGTGTCCACTACGTTAGAACCATAGAACTTGCAGAAATTCTGCAAAAAGATGTGCTTAATCCTCATTTTTCCTATCCTCCCAAAGATATAAATACAGTGAATTAACAAACATATAGATTGAGACCGGCTTGTCTGTCTCGTTGATTTTCTTGTACAACTCTGTGGTTGGGTTCATCTTATCTACAACCCACTTGATCGCCTGATAGACGCTTTTTTCATTTGTGCTATGTTCCTCTCCGATAATTCGATAGATTTCAGACAGTCTTCTGTTTCTGTTCTCAAACATCAGCGTTTCAACCTCGATGATGTACTGGAATCCCGGCAAGTACTGTTTCAGCCCCAGTTCTACCAAGATTTTTCTGATTTTCCTTTCCATTTCCTCACTCCTCCGACTTTCAGTCTTCTGTTGCGTGAATCATGTTGTCATCTCCGATATACAAGATTCCTGCATCTAACAGTCCTGCAATCAGAATTTCATTCGCACGGACGATGTGGATAATTTCTTTCTTCCACATGGAAATACTCCTTTCTTACCCATTTTTTCATTCCTGTCTCACGGTTCACCAGTCGGTAGTAAAATGATGTTTCACGGTCGATTTCCCACTCTTTAGGATTGAAAAAGAATCTTCCGATTACTCCTTTGACTGTAAACCGCCTTTTGGCACTCATACATCTTCCTCCGCAAGTTTGGCATACTTCCAAGTTGAAACATTATAGTATCCGTTAGCAGAATAAGATGTACAACCGCTGTCCCATGCAAAAATCATATTGTTTTCGTATCTTGCAAAGTGTCTCCTTTTCCACCGTCCATCTTCTGAATCTCTTACAAGAATTTTTGTATCCACAGGAACCTTCGACCAGTCAACCGTAGGCTCTACATATTCCTGCTCTGACCATTCTTTTAATTTTTCTCTACATGAACTATCAATAACTTTATTTTTCCGGAATATACATTCGTTGCATGGTACTTTACCGCAACTACTGACTTCTCCATTTCTGTTAATAGCAAACGAATGTCCAGATACTGCAATATCAAGAATCCGTTCTGCATACTTCTCTCTGTTCGTCATTTTCCGTTCATCCTTTCCAGTTCTGCGCTCCTAGTTAATATCCAGTCTGCGTAATCACTTAATTCTGTTTTAGTTGTTGCATTTTTCTCTCCGTGGTAAACAGCCAACACAACTCCAACATCTTCATACTTCTCAAATAACTCTGCCAGATAGTCGGCTCCCACATGGATATTGCCGTCCACAGAGTAAATATCCGTAACTCCCAAACGTTCCATGCGGTCTTTATGCCATCTGTCAGAAATTTGCATCAGACCTTTGCAACCACCGCTTTCTACATCCGGTCTGCCGGAAGATTCTTTCTCAATCATTGCCATGAGCAGTTCCGGGCAGATGCCGTATTCCTCACCGTACTTTACACACGATTCCTGCGCTTCCTCGGAGATAAAACTGCCGGCTGGCTGTGCCGTGGAAGTAAATGTGATGGAGAGTGCTATTATAATAGGAAGAAACAGCTTTATTGTTGTTCTCATATCACTGCTTACCTTTCTGTTAAAATTCTTCCATCTTGGAAGACATACAGACTTTTTACTTTGAAAAATTCTGATTCTTCTAATTCCAAATTATTGCAGTATACATAGCGCACTCCGGTTTTTTCATCGTTTTCTCCAAAAACATCATCTGTGTAATACAAAACCATTGAAGAAAATTCTTTTATGTCATTTTCCGTAACGGGTCTGAGAAGAAGCTTTGATTCTTCCTCTTCATTTGCATGGTCAATGATTGCAATGTGTTGTCCATCTAAACAATCATCCCTTAAGTAAACAGCAACATTTCGTTCATTGCTTTCAAACCATACAACGACTTCTTCATCGTCAGCGTTGGAATTTACATCCGAAACAGTAAGCCCTACCAAATCCCTTAAATCACTGCCGTGCAGGACTTTGTTGCCATATTTAAGTCCTCTATCGTAATTTGCTTTTCTTACGTTATTCACTTAAATGTCTCCTTTCATCTAAACACTTCTCTGTGTTTCTATTTTTCTTCTAATTGCATCAATACCTTTTTGATAAACAAGTGTTTTTATAGATATATGTTCCTCCCCATTCTTGGTGTATTTCTGCTCTATTACACGGAACCATCCGCAATCAACATATTTTTGATACGGCACATTCCATTTATTTAACATTCCTGCTTCACGCAGAAATGCAAATAAATTATTTCTTCCAAAGTCCTTAAATCCGAGAATTTTTGCCACTTTATCCATCGGAATTGCGGTTTTGCTATCTGCCACTGCGTCAAAGAAATCTGCTTTTGGTCGCATATCTTCAATTTGCTTCTCTTTTTGTGCAATAATGTTCTGTGCTACAATAAGTGCGTTCGCTACAATCTGCTCTGGTGTCAAATTCTCCTGATTTGCTATGTACCCACCATTCTTGCGTATAGACGGCAAAACATCTGATGTTACCCAGTGTTTGAACCTCTTTGCTGAATCAAGTTTGCTTCCGATAATTGCAGAATATAAACCGCTTTCATTTATTAAAGAAGACTTCATATTCATACCATCCAAAATGGATGATTTGGAATCTTCCTCGTCTATGCGCTTCATCATATTACTCGTCTGCGCATACCCAAGTTTGTCGGCAACATCTTTTGCTACAAACCAAGGCTCACCATCAATAGTTTTTATCCTGATTGTTCCAAATTCATCTGAATTAAATATTTGTAATTCTTCCATGTTTCTCCTTTCTAAATCATATTTTTCAATAAAGTTGTTGCTGTAGAAAGTGAATTTATAGCATTGCAAAGTGTATTTAGTTCTTTCCTTTTTCTCTCTTTTTCTCTGCTGTCGTTCTCTGATTCATATTCCTTTGTTTTGTAAAATATCATGGAATATATTTCACAAATAGAATCTTGAAGTATGATAGGCTTGTCCCCAGTAATGAAAATATCTTTGTCTATTTTTATTATTCGCACGGCTTAACATCCTCCCATATATTATCAGTTCATCAGCGTATCAACTTTTACTTTCAGAACATCAGCGACAGCTTTGAGGTTTTCAGCAGTAGGCGAAGAATCATTCCATTTAGCAATAATCCCATTACTAAGTCCTGCTGTTTGTTCAACATATCTAATGCTCAATCCTCTTTTCTTACAAATGTCCTTAATGTTGTCGTAGCATTTCAATCTATCACTCCCTTTCTCTTGATTTAGGAATTTAGAGAAAAACTTGACAAAATTTAGAGAATGTTCTAATATAGTAACTGCCAAGAAACCACAGAGAACATTTTTAAATTTAGGCTTTCCTCTAAATCCTAAATTTATTATATAGAGTGTTCTCTATTTTGTCAAGCATATTTTTAGAGTATCATCTAAATTTTAGGAGGACACTATGACTACGGTAGAAAGAGTAAAATCTATATGTAAAGAAAGGGGAATAGCCATTTCTAAATTAGAGACTTCTTGCGGATTTAGTAATGGATATATAAGAAGTTTAAAAAAGGGAGTTATCCCGGATGACCGTATAGAAGTAATTGCGAATTTTTTAGGAGTTTCTATTGAATTTTTGTTGACCGGCAAAGAAGATGGAGAAAAATATTCAGCAAAATATGCTAGATTAGTTTCTTTTTTAAGAAACGATCCCAATATGGAAGATTTATTGATTAAGTACTACAATCTTTCGGAGCAAAAAAGAAGTACTGCATTTTCCGCATTTAAAATGATAATCGGAGGTGCGGAATGAAGAGAAAAATAAAAGATTCTAATGATTTTTTTGGCTATTTAATATCAATAAAAAATAAAGACAACAATGTTGTATTAGGTAGGATTTCAAAAGATTATGGTGATTCTGCCATAGATGATTTTATTGATTACATAAATGAACTAGAAGAAATGAAATATATAAAAATAAATTCATTAGAAGACATACATATAGTAAAAAGTAAAGAGCATAATTACATAAGTCCTTTTAAAAAAATTATTGATTATATAGGTCCAAAACTTGTTTACGTTTTAGTGTACTTTATGGGATTATGCTCTCCAATATTTACAGAATATTTAAAGAAAATATTAGGTCTATCTTAAGAAATAATTTGTTAATAATCCTAAAAAGTAAATCAAAATTATTAACGCCCAATTTATTTTTTTTCGATTTTTCATTTTTCCCCCTCTATATCAGAGACAATGACATAGACATATTTCAATATGTCATTGTCTTCTATTCCAGATAGTATCCTTGCAATTTCCTCTCTGTAAAATTCATTGCTTTCGTTCACTGTAACCTTCTCCCCTCTCCTCGTGTTTCTCCTCACGAACTAAAGTAGCGATACATCAAATTATAGAACATATGTTCTTAACAATCAATATATATTTGACGCACGTTTTTTATTGTTGTAAAATATCAACAAAAAGAGGACGGTGAAAACGCCAATAAACACCGCCCTCGCCAGAACTTGATGTCCCTCGTTTCAAGGGATGTTACAAGTGTATCATGTGAAAGGGGGACAATAAACATGATGAAAAAAGACCGAATCAAAGAAATATCGACACATTTATCAGTCAACCGTACTAATTATATGTTAAGTTTTCGTGGAAATCTCCACGAATTTCTCAATGAGCCGGACATGACAGTGTACAAGCTTGCTGATGAAGCTAATTTGCCTTATTCTACGCTTAATTCACTACTGTACGGTAATTCTAACGACACGAAGCTATCGACCGCTGTTGCGCTTGCTAGAGCCTTTGGAATCAGCGTAGATGAACTGGTAGGTTGCGGCACTATGGAAGATAAGATGTTGGAATCTGTCAAGATATGCCGCAGTCTGCCGGAACACTCTCTGTACCTTATCCGTTACTTCATACGTCACCAAGATAAAATCTATTCCAGTCTTGAAAAATCGCACAAGTATATTTCTGTCCTTAAACCGCAACTTGTGAATGGAATTATAGCCACCACAAACGCTGTAGAACCTATTTGCATAGACAACTTACCGGAAGATATAAAATCCAAGACTTATATCGGTTTGAAAATTCCCTGTGACTACTATATGCCGTTTTATCTTCCAAGGGAAATTATTCTACTTGCAGCGGATCGTGAACCGCAAGACGGTGAACGATGTATTGTGACCAGTAATGGTGGGATATATATTGTCGTGAAAACACATATAATTGAAGATGGTGTAAGAAAATGGAGATATGTTCCGCTTATGTCTCCGAACAGCATACTCCCGGAAAATCTTATTGATGACATGATGGGATATGTGGTTGGTTTCGTCAACAATGACGGTGACTGGGGAATCAGATAAATAGATTAAGAGCATGGCTTTTACACCATGCTCTTTTTGATTGATTTATTTTTGCTTCTAATCTCTGCCCCGCCAGATATCACTACTTCTGTAAATGGCAAGTTTGTGACAGAAAAAGTCGAACTCGGTTCGGATGTAATATTAAACAAAAATAGTAGTTTTACGATCGAATTTAATGTTACAAAAACTGGATATATACCTATAGCTGTCTGCTCATGGGCACTTTATAATAGAGATAGTGCACAATATATTCATGTGAACGGCATTGAAGTTGGAACAGGAATAAATACTGGATATATTTATATACAGGGAAGACACTCTAATTCATCTAACACAACTAGGATACCAGCCAATGCATATGTCATAGTTCTATACCAAGCACAGTAATTTTGAAATATAATGTAAGTGGCAAGTTGCAAAATTGTAATTGTGGATCTTCTAAAATATTTAACCTAAACGAAACATATATATGTCCAAATAATGGATATGTACATATTAGAAATACTACAGACCAGAGTGGATATATATCAATGTATTCATCTAATAATATACAGATTGGAACATTGAGACCTATTACGACCATAGGTAGCACAACAGCAGAAATATCCTGTTTTATTAGAAAAGGAGCAAAATTACAAACTGGTGGAGTGGCGTTTAATTATTGCCAATACATACCATTAGACGAATAAGATATACTTATATTTTTATTGCAATACCTCTCGCAGTAAAATAATTTGTTCCTGCTGTATTTGCAGAAGCATATAGTTCTACCGATTCTCCGACTTCTAAGTGACAACACAATGTTGCCGTTGTTGATCCAACATTACGTATAAATGAGTTATGATTTGAATGATATATAATTGTTTCCTTTGGTGAAACGTTTGCCATCTGCTGCACGGCAGATATTATAACAATACATCTTTGAGTAGCAGTATACATAATTGCAACTTTAGAATTTTGAGTAGTTACACTTTTATTTATAGCAAAAGATATTTTTTCTATTTCTATTAACTTGCCATTTACATCATTAATGGCTGCATTAGTATCATTGATGTCTTTTGCACCGAATGGTGTTCCTACTTTCGTATATTTGGTAACATCAACGAAAGAAACAGTTCCATCGTCATTTTGTATTTGCTGATATTTTCTTAACTGATTTTTAGTTGTGTCTAATACATCATCAACATAGTTTGTTTTCAAATCTGCCATAATTACACCTTAAATCCTTTCTGACCGCCAAGCGTAAAGGCAAGTCGGTTCTGCGCTTTTCTTTGTGCTACTAACGTATTGTATATTTTTAACTGCAACGATTCTATCCTGTTCCAGTCTTCATATGTTGGAACCGCTTTATTCTCTTTCCATGTTTTAAATTGTTCAGGAAATAAGAAAGTGGAACTGTTAATTTCTGCCAACGTAGTTTCAAATAAAGTGACTTCATCGGCATAAATCAGATCTGCTTCAACCTTATCATCTCCAAGATTAAAAGATGATATTTTATACATAGATTCTGCAGTGTTTTTTAGTTCCAAAAGATTATTTTTAATACGGTTATAATCTGTATGTAAAAAATAATCTCCTATATATGTTTCACCATTCCATTCAGAAGACCAATTTGTTTTAGGATCTGCCCACATTATGCTTCCTCCACATCTCCAAACAATTCTATATATTTCTCTGTATCATTCAGCCCCAAATACTCTTTTATATCTTCTTTTGTTTTCGGCACTATTTCTCCGTTTGGATAAAACAAGAAAAAATTACCTTTTTCTGTTCTGAATATTTTTCTATTTGTCATTTCATCAACATATATTATTTCAGAAGTTTGCGTGTTATACAGAAGACCGTTAATTATTTTTTTCATTACAACCTCCTTATGTTCTCATTGCTCTTCGCAATTGCAACGATCCATTAAAAGCACCATTAAAGTTTAATTTGTGTTTTTCCACTTCTACTTGTAAGCTGTTTACAATATCACTTTCCATGAAAATAATATCAGCAGCTTCCAGCACCGGATCCCCTCTGTATTGAACATCATAAGAAATATTATTCGCATAATAATTCCCAAGCCATTCAGCAACTGTCCTTGCGTGTTCTTCTGTTGAAATAAGTTGGTTTTCACAATACCTTATTTCTCCAGAATTGTTGATTGATTTCTTTAGATAGATGTTATCTTCAACTACTTGCGGTGTATTATTCTCTCCGTTTTGAAATGTATATATTTTAACGAAAACTTCTTTTGTCTTTCTTTCTGCGTATCCATAAGGATTTTCTGTCATGGAGTCCTTTTTTAACTCATAATCAGATAAATCTCCAAAACTGATCTTATCAATCAAAACTCTGTTTTTAGGATATGCTTTTGTTATCTCGAAACGAATACTGTCGAAGTTTTCAAATTCATCATTTAATAATGATTTTTCTTTCAAATCATCATATTTGAAAATCTTAAGAAGTGTGTCTCCATTATATGTAGATACTTTCATCTCTTTTGGAGGATTACCCTGGAATGAAATATACAATCCATAATACGTGTATGCTGCAGGAAGTTTTAATGTAAGCACTGGATTTTCCGAAAACAATCCATTTTCATCAGAAACATTGCTCGTAACATATCCTGTCTGTTCGATGGCTGTACCTGTATTCCTCGGAAGAAAAAATTGTGAACCATCTACACGCATAAAACTTTTTGTCAGTTCTGCATATACATTGTTGTTTCCGTATAATACATTAGTGGCATTTCCCCACCACGCAGTTCCGTTTGATGTAACCTGCATATCTGCCGGATCTATAACATTTGCAAAGTTGGCTTTAATATTTACTCTTCCGTCAGAATCTACAAATAAAATGCATCTTGAAGCGTTGCACAATAATTGCAAACATTCTTTGTGAGGTGCTTCCGGCATTGGATTGTGTAGGCTCACATCTCTTAAACAATTGTCAACAAAATACTCGTCAGGCTCGAATCCGGCATCTGTTAGAATGCTAATAGCTTCTGCATATGCTGTTCTATCGTATATTTTGTTTCCTATTGTATAGTTGTCTTCCAAAGTTGAAAGAACATCATTTGCGGTGAAAGACATTTGTTTTTTTTTAGAGTTCCAGTCAGTCAAAAGCATCGTGGCTTTTTTATGCCATTCCACTGTTTCGTCTGACAGGACCATTCCGTATGATAACTCCATTTTTTGTCCAGTTTCAAGGAAGTTGATAAAGGAATTATCATCGTCTACATTGTATATATTATTTTTATCCAGTATTGTTACGGATAATTTTCTGTATGGAATCTCCGCTGAAATTCCGTTAACAAATTCTTCAAAAGATGCTGTTGACACATCATTATTTCTATATGTCAATCCAACACCCATTACAATTTTTTCTACTCTAAGCCGTTTATTTCCTCCGACCATAGATATAGGAATTATTTGTATGTTTGTAGTATCTCCAATTACATCTGTTGTTGAAAAATCATGTTTGTCATTTGTATAAGTTAACTCTTTTTCATCTGTAACAATTTTGAAGCTAGTTGGGTAATATTTCCCGAAATCTATCGTAAGTCCTTTGATGGAATACTCTTGTGGGAATGCTACTTTTACAGTTTCCATTATGTTTTGTGTAGTTAATGGAGCATTGCGTAGCTGGTACAATCCGCTTGTCTCTCTCGGAAGAAAATACATTTGACCGTCTACACGCATATAATTTTGTTCCAAAGTAGCATATTCCGTATATTCTGCATCATTTCTAAAGGGCAAAACCTTGTTTCCCCAGTATGCGTAATCACCATCAAAATAAGCCGTATTTTGTGCATCACCATTTACTACACCAAGAGTAATTGATATGTACGCCCTGTCTCTTATTTTTTTCTGCATCGCAGATTTATAAGCATTAGAAGCCTTTATCATTCTTCCCACCCGCAATCAATTAGATTAAATTTACATGTTTCATAGTTTCTATAAAATATATCATCCAAAAACAGCGGTTTTCCGGTAGTGTCTCCTGGATACATGGTGTATGTATGTCTTACATTATCATCACCTGTAAACGTAACCGGAACAAAAAATGGCTCTAAAGCATCTTGCATTTCTTTCCATGTTTCAGCGTCCAGTCCGTTCCATTGCAGATTATTTATCTTCCACAATTTTCTTCCGACTTTTTGACCGACAACTGCTGCATTTACATTTCTTCCCGAATCAACCGTCTGCGACCGAACTATTTCCATTCCTGGAGCTGGGCACGGAAAACGTACTCCATTTACTATGATGAAATCACTTGCTCTTGCTATCATTGTGTTTTCCTCCATAGAAAAAAAGAGTGGGAATAAATCCCACCCTTAAGTAATAATCTGTAATCCCATAGCTTTCTGACCCCTTAAGCTTGCCCTTGCTATGTCTCTATCACCGATATTTACATATGTTTCTTTTGCAAGTAATTGCTTTAACAGGCTGATTTCTTCTGCCATCATACGCATTTGTGCTTCTGCCGTGGAATTGATAGCTTCTTTGATTCCTGTTATTTCAGCTCCACCGGCAACCGCTGTCTTGCCGCCTACTGTCCCGGCAATCTCCGGTACACCATTCTCTCCTGCCATGATCATCGTGTATCGGCTCGGAACGTAACCACCGGTATCAAATCGAGGAATACTTATTTTAGGTATTTGCACTGGCTTGAAACTTATTCCTATAGCTTCAGATATGCCACTAATCAGACCAAAACCATCAATAAAAGCGTTTATTCCATCAATAATCAGATTTACGCATCCCTCTGCTATGGATACAAGGTTGTTAAATGTTCCTTTGAAAATGTCTTTTATTCCGTCCCATGCTTTTCTCCAGTTTCCAGTAAATACACCGGAAACAAAATTAATTAGTCCTTTTAATTTTGTTCCAAGGTTTTTGATAATATTACCTATTGCGTTAAAAACAGTTTCAAAAGCAGGTTTTAAATCTTCCCACAAATGAGTGACTATGGGAGATAAAACATTGTCCCATAAGAAGTTGAATACTTCTATTACTGGTTTTACTTGTTCTACCAGAAAATTCATGGTATCGACTATCGCATCAAATGCAGCTCCTAAAACACTTCCTAATGCTTGTGCCAAAGGAACTACTACATTTTGCCAAAGCATTGTAAGTATGTCTGAAACAATCTGAATTGCAGGATTTAAGATATTTCCAAGAAATGTTCCAAACGGAACAAGCACTCCATTCCAAAGATTTTCAAAAGCACTTTGTAGTTTCGGAAGTACTTCTTCTCCAACATATTTTAATGCTGGATTTAGCATATCCTGCCATATGCTTGTGAATGCAGTCTTCAAAAATTCTCCTATCGGAGTTAGGACATCCACAAGGCCTGTCCATGCATTCTGTAAATCTGGTATAACCGTTGTTGTCAAAAACTCCATTGCAGGAGTGAGATTATCCGCAATGGCTGAAATTGATTCCTTGAAACTCTTTCTAACATCCTCATTTGTTGCATATACAAGTGCAAGTCCTGCTACAACCGCTGTGATAGCCGCTGTTGCCGCTACTGCTCCTGCACTAATACCACCAAACAATCCGGTTGCTCCTGCCGCTGCGGCTCCCTCTGCTCCTGTTGCCGCTCCAGTTCCCAGCAGACTTCCAAGAATTGTTTCTCCGATTCCTGCTCCTGCCTTACCACCCATTGACAAAACAATAGAATCTTTGATTGCTTTCCACAGAATATCTCCCAAACCAGTGAATTTCAAAAGTCCTATTGCTGTGATAATTGTGGTTTCTATCGGTGCAGCATCAAAACTTCCTTTCCACAGATCGATTGCCGCATCTATGGCAGTTTCTATGAACTTTCCAGCAGATGTAAATATTGCTGTCCAATCCATTCCGTCCAAGAAACTACCTATGTGTCTTCCGATTTTTTCCCAGTCCACAGAATCTATTGCTCTTGTGAACCAGTCAAAAATACCGGTTACCAGTTTTGATGTATCCATTCCGGCAACCTTGAACCATGAATCAGAATCAAACTTAAATGCATACGTCAAATCTTCTATAATATCTTTTATTGGCTTAAACACCTTGCTTACTTTGTCAGCCCAACCCATAGCTGTATTCTGCATCTTGTCAAATGCTTCTTGCCATACTTTTTCGTATTCAGCAGTAGCATCCATGATTTCCTTGGTAAGGTCAATTCCTGCTCCACCAGCAGAAGAACTTCCGCTTGAACCGCTGTTTGGGTCAATGATATTTAATTCATCAATACCAAGCGTATAACTTTTAGCCTTTTTTGCGCTTTTTCCAACTTTATCCAGTGCATCTGCCGTATCTTCCAATTTTTCATTGTACCCTGATACACCTTGACCGAATGCAGAAAAATCAATCTTTATTCCGAGTAAACTTGCCACACTGACAAGCAGTCTCTTAATCGCAATTACGACACCGTTAATGACAGGGAGTACTTTCTGCAATACCGGAATAAACAACTGACCCAGTACCATACCGGCTTCTTTTACGTTGTTGGTAAACTGACGAATCATATTACTTGGAGAATTGATTGTATTCGCCAAGTCTCCCCATGATACTTTGGACTGGTCTAAGATTGCCAGTAGACGCAACTGCTGTTTCTCTGCCTGTGACATTTCAGATACAGCTTTTTCAATGCCGTATTTGTAAGCATAGGTCTGTAAGGTGGCATTCGTGATATCAATACCATACTTATACAGTGCTCTTGACTGACCAATCAAACCGGACTGTAAATTAGTCGCAACTGTACTGAAATCCACGTTAAACAGTGAAGAAATATCTCCGGCAAGCATTGTCATAGACTTTGAAATTGCCGTGGTGACTTCTCCGGTCTGCCCTAAAGAGTTGGTGATAGATGCAAGTTGTGAAGCGTACTGCGTAATCTCCTGTAAATTCAACCCCAGGTTCTTCATTCCACTTTCAGAAATCAGTCCACCATCTACATCTACTTTCAGACCGGAAATTTTACCCAGCAATTCATTTACACGGTTCCCAAAACTCTGCGCATAATCTTCTGCGTTGTCGTAACCGTATTTTTCAAAGTCCTTGCCCCATTCCTTGCCGACTTTATTGAATGCTACCGTGTAGTAGTTGAATGCTTCAATATAGTCCGTAGTTCCCTCTATGGAACTCCAAAGAGATTTTATTCCACGGATAACAAGGAAATATGTTGCGTAGAATCTTCCGAAAGCCGCTGCAAGACTGAATGTACTCTTCGTGGCTCTTTTTGCGCTTGCCGTATAAGTGTTCAGATTTCGTCCTAAAGAGTTTGCCGCTCTCCCGGATGCCGCACCAGTAGATGCCAGTCCTGCCAGTGCATTCGTCATGCGGATAATGTTCTCACTGACATTCGGAGCGGTTGACAGAGTAGTGAACAACTGCTTCAAATTCTTCGCAAGTAAAGGAATGTTCGTAATCGCTCTGCCGGATGCCACACCACCAAGTTTTGAAATAGACGATGCAATGCTTGCAATATCCCCTATTCCATCTACTTTTGTTCCTGCCATGTCAGCAGAAAAAGTCTTTAACGCAGATGAAATTCTGCTTAATCCACTTGTATCTATTTTCCCCATTCTGTTAATGGAATTTGTCAGTGTGGAGATATTCTTAATGCCGCTCGTATTCATGGAATTTGCGGCATTTGCGATACTCTGTATGCTATTGGAAATGCTTGTCAGTTTGGACGTATCAATAGACAAGCTTTTCTGAAAATTTGTAAGGCTGTTTGCTAACTTATTTAGTGCGTTACTTGCGTTATTCGCATCCGCTTTTATTTTAATCTGCAAAGAATCAATATCTGCCATACCGCACCGCCTTTACACATAAAAAGAACGGTAAGCTGTGACACCTACCGTTCCTAAAATTATTTCTTAAGATATTCTCTCGTAACCGCACCGCACTTGTAATCAACCTTGATTCCGACTTTCTTTTGGAATACTCCGATTGCCGTTGCTGTGTCTTTACCTAAAATTCCGTCAATGTTGCTCTTTCCCTTTGCATTCACCGCAGATAAGCAACCATGATGAATGAGTGCAAATTGCAACCACCGCACATCATCACCTCTCATGCAAGGAACTGTTTTCTTTAACAGTCTTGTAGGTTCTGTGTAATGGTTGCTGTACGCTTCCGTAGTGCCCTGTACAGCTTCTAATTCCTTGTACCATACATTCATGTCCACATTTCCTGCAATGCCGCCTACACGCCCTTTAGAAGTATACTGCCAGCCTACCATGTTAGGTACTTGCGGTTGATACTTTACATCACACTTGCCGTTGTTCTTTCCGTACCGTGCAATCCACATAGGATAGTTTACACCACCATAAGGCTTAATGTATGTCTTGTAAAAACTTTCACCAGTGTATACGCCAAATGGCAATCCTGCGTCTGTGATAACCTTGCCGTAAGCATTGATAATGGAAATAATATTTTTGCCAAGACCTTTCATAACGGCATCTTCAACATCAAGATATACTGTCACTTTTCTGCCATTAAGAATAGTAAGCACTCTTCTTGCATCAGATCGTGATTTTGCAACCGTTGTAATATATCCGTATTCATATACTCCGTGCACATGGACATTGTTCTCTTGGCAACCTTTCCAGTTCTCTTCAAACTTCTTGTCCGGGTTCAAATCCTTGCGGATGATTTTCAAAATAGCAAAATCAATACCGTTCTGTTTTACCGCCCACCAGTTAATCGTCCCCTGATATGAGGACACATCAATTCCGATTAAACTCATGTTTGTTTCTCCTTAATCCGGACTTTCCGGTAATCCTTGTTCTCTTAATGCTTTAATTCTTTGTTTCATTTCCCATATTGCAATTTCTTCATTAGATTCCTTATAAGCCGGTTCTTTTTTTCTTTCTTTCATGATCGGATTTTTGATATACTCTGACTTTGCATTTTTACTAAAGCAATTGTCTATTGCTACACCAAATGCAGATATACCATAATTTCCAAACCAAGACCACATCTCTGTGTCTCTCTGCTTCATTTCTAACTTGTATGCTTCTGCATAAGGTTCTAAATCCGCAGGGCAGGAAGAATCTATATCTTTCACTGCAAATCCGTACCCTTTTGTGTATAAAAGCCACATAGGTCGTACTTCTTTACAGTATATTTCCCATGTTAGTTCTCTGACTTCTTCTCCGCTTTCTTGGGGTTCTTCTCCTGCTCCTGTTTCAGGAGCTTCGCTAAAAAACCATTTTCAAGCAACTCTCCTTGCACATCAGCAAACAACTTCTGAATATCAGATTCATCAGAATCAAAATAATCATCAAGCATGGAGTAAACCTCGCTTAACTTCGATTCTTTCTGCTCTTTGTTGTAAGGATCGAAACCATATTCATCAGAATGGAATTTCTGCAAACCGACAAGAATCAGTTCCGGCAGTAACATGAGAATGTTATTTACGGATTCGATTCCATCTTCTTGTTTTTCGAGGTTTGCCAGTTTCTTAATGATGTTGTTCTTTACGGTTGCTTCGTAACCGAATTTAATGTTAAGTTCCTTTTCTCCAAATTTTACAGTCAACATAATTTATCCTTTCCCCAACCTTTTGTTGGAAAGGAGCCGCCCGAAGACGGCTCTTTTTTGCTAAATCAATGGTTCATCTACCGTTTCATCAAAGTCAGCCACGGCAGTGTTATTTGTTTCTGACTGACTTTCTATTTTTTTGTCAGTGTAATTGCTGTGGGATAACCGTTTTCATCCTCTGTTACTGCAACAGTGTAATTATCTTCAATCCACTTCGGTACAGTAGCCTGTGCAATCGTAGCAGTTCCGGTCAGATGATCGTCTGTTGCTTCGTCCGGTGCAAAACTTTCCTGACCAATAAATGCGCAAATTCCCTCCGAGCCTTTTCCGTCGGTTCCGTAAAGGATGATAAAGTCCAGCTTCTTGCCCTCGTTTGTCACCATTTCATCCTTGTACTTTTTCTCAAATGCCCCTTGCACTTCCATACTGTTAGCTGCTCTACGACCCATTTCCTGTGTTTCGACCAAATCTTCCAGTGTAGAAGTATCCACCATGTTCTGACTTCCGAACGGAGAAGGAATACTTTTTGCTCTCATGAGCAGTTTGTAAGTTCCTGCCCAGTACTCACCAGTAGCAGCACTAGCATTAGGCTCTTTATAAGCAATTCTCGATTTTAAACCAGTAGCCATATTTACCTCCAAATTTGCATAAAAAATAGAGCCAGTAGGCTCTGTCAATAGTTACAATATATCATCAGCATCTACGTTTCTTCTGAACCGTGCTGTGCTTCTGAATGTGTTCTGCGAAGTATTGCTAAACTCCGGCATGGAAGTTATCTGAAATCGCAAACGTTTGAAAAGTCCTGCAACCGTAGCCATGATAGCTTCAGCTTCTTCCTGACTCTTGTTTGTTATCACATCCACCTGGTACGATGCTGTGATTCCATTGATAGACCGTCCTTCAAGGTCTTGTCCTGTCTCTGTAAACGGCATAGCATGAAAGTAAACTGTTGGGAATGTTGGTTCTGACAAATCCTTGCTTTTGTCAGTTACATACGCTTTAGGATGGCTCTGCGGTATTTTCATTTTCAAGTATGATGCAATCTTGACTTTAAAGTCTGATACCCATTGATATTCATTAACCGCCATTTCCAAACACCACCTTTGCTGTCTGTAATACAATTTCACGAATTTCTATTGCAGTCAGGTACATAAATGGTCTTGAAGGCATTCCTTCGGTGAAGTACCACTTGCCATCATCAGCCGGATAAAACCAACCGTATCTACCGTCTGCAAGTTGCCGTATGGTTTTTCCGCTTGCATATTGCCATGTGGCACCTTCGGGTAACTTTCCTTTGTACGGTGATTTCTGTCCGACAATTCCAGTCCCAAACTCAACAAATGCCGCATGGTCTGTTCCGGCAACAACCGCCCAGATTCCACCGCCTTTTACCGAACCAACATATTCAGAGTGGATACTCTGTATCAGTTCGCTAGTAAAGATAGCGTCAAGGTCTGCAATCTGTACTCTAGCAATCTCTACACCGTTTTCTGCCAAAGTTTCAGCTAGTAGCCTACATTTATAGGTCAAGCTGTTTTCGTAGTCTCTAAAAGCCTTAATAGCGTTCTGTATGGACTTGTCACTGAATAGATTTAGTTCAATTGTTTTCCCCATATCACTTTACCGTCTTTTGAAGCAAAAACAGGTCAACTGTAAGTCCTTCATCAGCTACACCTTTTACAACATAGTCCGCTGTCTTATCATCAACCAGTCCATCACTATCTCGCCCCACATCAGATTTCTTCCAAACAATGTCTCCTGCTTTAATCGGCAAATATCCCTTATCGGTAACAATTTGACAATAGGAACTGGAATCATCAATACCAAATTCCTTTACCAGTACTTCTGACAACTTGTTGCTGATATTGGCAGAAAAAGGAACAGGGTCAGAAAATCCGATAGCTTCTCTCAAAACTACCGGAATCTTTTCACTGTCAACCTCAATGTACTTGATGTTTCCATTTTCGTCACGGTCGTAGATTGTGACTTTCTCACCCTGTTTGGAATACTTCATTTTTTGCTTATTTGCTTCAAGCATCTTTCTTCACCTGTTTGTAAATCTGATTTACCCCGGTGCTTGCCAAACCGGAAACAATGCCGACCGCAATAGCATTCAGAACATCATTTGCCGGAAAGTCGGGAATCACATACATTCCTACCACTCCGAGAATGCCACCGACAATGCCGACAACAACCGGAATGTAATTATCCTTAATAACCGGAATAAGCTTTGCTCCAATACCAGCAAGATAGCAGATAACAACGATTGCAACGCAAGTTCCTACTTGTGAAAAATCCATTATTCTTTACCTCCATTCTTCAATCTGATTTCTTTGATTTCCTCGTACATTTTGGTAGCCATTCCATTTCCACCTAACGCATGATACGCATTGTACATCTCCACAAAATTCTCATACGCATAACTGGGAATTTCTCCCAACTTCATGTACTTATCGTGATACTCAATAAGTTGAACACGCAAAAGAAGCATTGTTCCCTTACTGTTTGCATCTCTGTCCTTCTTTTGTTGTTTAAGGAGCCAGACAATATATCCTAATAAAATAGGCAATACAATAGTGTATGTCTGTAATAAAAAATCTTTCATTTCATATCTCCTGTTACTTATTGTTGGCACACCGCCCACCACCCTTAAAGTGTGCCGCCTGCAACCATATTGCCGACATCAGCAAAATGGTCACGCACAATCTTCTTTTACAGCACTTTGGCAAATGGGAATACACCTACAAACAGACTGTCACGGTCTCTCCATGTTCTCGACACACCGTTTTCAGAGTAATTTGACATGAAATTTTCTCCAGCCTGTGAATGGTCATACACAACCACGTTCACAATCACGCTCTCAAACCGATTCAAGTCCTCTGCAATCTTTTGTTCCGTGTAGCTGTCCGGGTACATTCTCTTTGCCACAATGTCAGCTTTCGCTTGACTGATAAGTTGCTCAATCAGAGGGTTATCTTCAAGTTCATCAAACACGACCTCGGAGCTTTCAGAATCAATATGAAATTGTTTCAGACGGATTTTTACTTGCTCCAAAGTCGTATATTCTGCCATGTGCTACCTCTTATTCATCCTTTGCTACTACTGCCTTGCTGCCAGCCTTAACTGCCTTGTAAGATCCATCGCATTCTACTACGGTGATAATCTTTCCAGTTTCTGCGGTAATCTCTTCGCTACCGTCCCATGCAGCCCATGTCTGTACAGATTTTCCATAAGTTACAGTTTGAGCGGATTCTCCAATCTTGTACTTATAAGAGTTACCTGCGCCTTTGCTAGGGCTTACAGTAATCTTTGTTTTACCATTATCTGTGGCGCTTGCAATACTGGTAACAGTCAGTGTACCAAGAGTGTTATCTCCTGTAATTGTGGACACTACAATGCCGTCAATTCTTTCTGCGAAAAGAACAATGCCAGAAATAACAGTGTCCTTACAGGTCATGTTGTCATAATCCGGCGTTTCATGGATTCCAATATATCCGGTTGCATCAGAAGTAAAAGTGAACGCTTCATCCAGATCCGCACCGTTTACAGGAATGTAGTACAGAACAATATTATCTTTTGCGGTTGCATAGATGCTTCCCTTTGGTACAGAACTGTTAAAGATAACAGTGCCAAGTCCAAGGAAGTTCTCTACATAGGTCATGCCAAAAGCATTTTGTAAAGAGATTTGTGCGGTTGCCAGATAATCTGCCACATCCAGCGGATTCATGAAGTATACTGCTTGAATTTCATCATCTTCAAACAGCACCTGTAACTGTCCCCATGCCTGTGCAAGTGCAGCTTGGAAAGTCTTTCCAGAAGCAGAGCCTGTGCCAGTAGAAAGAAAATCAAAGAAGTTCTTACGGATTCCCTTCTGCACATCTTTCAGCATTTCGTCGCCAGTCATTACAACCGCTTGATCGTACCCCTTTTCGATGATGGCTTCTGCGGAAGTGGCTTTTCTCCACTTCTTCAAAGTAATCTCTTCATAGTTGACGGGTACAGTTTTGTATTTAGAAAGAGGAATGGTATCTCCTTCTGCAACCAGTCCATCTTGAAGAGTTCCTACTGCCTTGTAGGACTTCAACATGGTTCCTGCTGCCTTAGGGATTTTTCTGGTTACTCCAAGGGCTTCTACCAACTTTTTAATGGAATACCCAAAAAGGTTTACGAATTCAATTTCTCTTGCTCTTGCAAGGTCATCTTTCTTAATCAGATTGTTTTCTGCTGCCATAGTTTATACCTCCTAAAATAAATCTTGATTCATTGCAATAGCACGTCTGCGCTCATTTCTGTCCGGAATTGCCATAATCTGATCTTTGGTCATACCAGAGTATTCGCCGCCACCGATATTCACTCTTGGTCTTGTGCGCATCCATTCAGCCTGTGCTTCTGCTACTGCCGCTTTTTTTTCGTTTTCAATAATAGTTGCAATGGCGGTATGGTCAGATTCCGAAACCGCATCAATCAACTTTTCAACAGATTTTTCAGAAACTCCCTTGTAGGCAGCTACTGCCTTAATGTGGTTAAGTTCCTTTCGCATGGACTCTCTTTCTTCGTCCGCAATTCTTTGTGCTTCTGCTTTTGCTTCTGCTTCCTGCTCTTCCGCAGTCTGCTTCGATCGAAGTTGTTTCTTGTACTCTGCTGCTTCCGAACTAGCTTTATCAGATCTGTTTTTATACTTCTCTTTTTCAGCTCTTTCTGTAGCAAGTTGCGCCATGAGTTCTTCAACAGTAGGCTGTTTGCTTTCAATCTGTTGTCCACTAACTTCTGTTGTTTGTGTTTCTGTTGTCTGTGTGGTTACATCTGCCATGATTTTTACCTCATTCTTTCTTAATCTTGCTCTTTATACTTTTTCTCTAAGTTCTTGCGATTAACGTCTTCTCTGACGTAAGGCATATAAAAAGCCACTGGGAAAACCCAATGGCTTGATATCATGATATTTATTTGTCTGTACGGCTCTTATCAATTAAAGGGCTGTTAGAAATTTGGTCTGACAAGTCTTGCATTGTCCTTCCAGAATTTGGTTCTTTCTCTCCATCTCCACCTTCTCCAGCATTTTGACTATTTGTTTTATAAATAGTTTCTTGGTATTTGCGAACTCCTTCCCCACTTCTGCTGCATACCTTGCTTGGATCATCGAAAAACGGGATGGAATCAGTAGTATCTTCAAGACTAAATCCATGACTGAGCATAGTAGCCATTGCATTCACCTTTGTTGACATTTCGTATGTCTTTTGTCGCTTGATGTTTGGCTCTAAATCAGCTATTGTAAGTTTTCTCATTGGATCATCTTGCGGAACATAGGAAGATGCATTGATAGCTGCTAACACAACCTCAACCTCTTCCATTTTGCACGAATCAATAATCATTTGCTGTTTTGATGCCGCTGCTTCTGCATGGCTCCACCCTGTAGCATCACTCATTGCGACACCAGTACTGCCACCAGAATTATCATTTCTTTGCGGTACATTGCACTTTTGCAAGATTGTTTGTCTCCGTACCTGTATATTGTTAAGCATTCCTTCGTAGTCATAATTAACAGCAAGTGCTTCTACAATAGGTGTTTTTCCATCGGATGCCGTATATGTTTGCATCCATTCACCAGACTTTGGCTTTCTTACGCTTTCTGTAACTGTACCATCTTCGTTTTTTTCCTCAACAGTAGGAAAATCAACATCATTTGTGTGCCATATAGCTTGTGTATTTTGGTCAACATCATTGGAGAAATCCGAAATCATAAGATTCAAATTATCCATTTCGGAAATTTGCCGCTCCCACACTCCCATACGATCATAAGACCGGAAATACTCAACAATAGGGACAACTCCTAAAGGATTTTTTTCTCCGCTTCTTTCTTCGTGTTTCCATTTATTAGCATCATCTTCAACAGCATCGCCATTGATGATTTTGTTCATATCCCTAATTTCGTATCTGCTGTCTTTACTGTAACAAGTGTAGTATGTACTTCCGCTGTTTTTATCATGCCGGAATGTTACTCCAAGCATTGTTCTTCGATCTGCGTAATAGCTTGACTTGATAACAAATGAAGTCATTGGATTAAGTACATCATATGTAAAATATGCTTTCCCTGGTTTCCATTCTGTATTTACGTCGATTAAAACATTGCAAATAGCACCTATTAACATAGGTCTTGCAATTTCTTGTGTTTTTGTTTTGATTTTTACAAGATTGTATTGCTTATTAAGGTTTTTTACTCCCTCTGCAATCTCTTTATCTTCTGCATCTCCAGTCTGAACCAACGTAATAGGATTCCCGAAGCCGAATGAACTCCAAAATTCCGTTATCTCATTTGCCACATTATCTACGCAATGGCAATCAATTTCTGTTCTTACTTTCTTTTTTCTTTTAAGTGGTTGATTTCCTTCATCATACTCCATGAGATATTTAATCCTTGCTGCATTTACCCTATGGTCTGTCATGGCATTTCTCAAAACATCAATGACATTTTTGTATGTAATTTCTTCTACATCCGTATAAAGTACAATTCTTCCAGTTTGCATTTTTATCACCTACATAAATGTCATTCCACTACTCTGATCTCTTTTTTGGAGTTTCTTAATCTCACGTTCTCCGGTCTCTGTATGGTAAACAACCATCTTATTGCAATTCCGGCACTTATATGTCTTGTCAATGTGTGATTTTGCACTACATTCACCGACCAACCGTCCGCATCCAGGACAGTACACTCTAATTTTTTGGTTAAAAATCATAAATACCTCTTTTCTGCGCACAAAAATACCGCCCTTGCTGATAAGAGCGGTACTTCTGGAGTCTTCACATGATCTGAGGAGGAAATGAAAAATATCTTGGAATCTTTCTGCATCTTAATAGTATCACGGAAAAATCGGACATATCGGACAAGTTTATATGGAACTATACTATTTTGTATGTTTTTTCAAAAATATCAGGCTTGCAAGGGTAAAATTCTCCATTTACTCCTTTTATTATAAAATCATTTATAGATACGTTCATATATCCCTCTAAAGTTTTTATTTTCATGATTACATGAGGTGAAGATTTTCCTGCTCTCCAAGCATCATCGATAATTTCATATATAAGCGATTTCCCAACGAATTCTTTTATTTCATCTAAGTTAATGCCATTCCATCTAATAGCTTCAACAATAATAGGTATCTTTCTATATTTTGCCATTTTTATACCTCCGTATTATTTTAATTTGCCATATAGCGGTCAAATGCTTTTCTTACGCTATCCTCTGTGTTTCCACCACCGATTCTATCAGCAACCTTGTTCCATGATAATTTTTCAATAAAACGTAAGTTGATGATCCGTCTTATACGGCTGTCATGAACGCTTGCAATAAATTCTTCGACTTCATTATTTTTTTGCAGTAAATCGTCCTCTAAAAGCTGTAAAGTAGCTTTTCTGGAATAAAGCAGTGTCCGTTTCCTGCTGTACTCTGGATAAGGGAATCCTTCAATACGAAAATGTTCAGTGCCGCCGCATCCACCTGATACGCTGTCAACAACATTCCCATCCGATTCAATTTTTCTGATATCCGATTCAAGTTTTTTAATCTTCTGCTGTACTTCTTTGATTTCTTCCTGTAAATCTATGTATTGAGATAAAACCTCTTTGGTCACCATTCGATTTACCTCCTATATAGGGCTTGGCAAAATTACTGTTGGCTTTATGTATCCGCTACGCATCTCATTTTCAAACAATGCAATGCTATCCGGTGCATCATCGTGTTTTACTTTTCCGCTACGTGTCATAGTGGTTAATTCCTTCATGAATTTGTAGTACTGGCTCTGCCTGTCCATTTTCTTGAAATCACGAAAATAATAATCACGAATTACATTATCCCTTGCATTTTCCATTCTCGTAATTTTGTTGGAACAGTTAAACTTAAACCTTGCGCTACATCTTCCTCCCTGCGACTTTACAATGTCCATAACATCACGACCAAAATATTCCCCGGCACTGTTGCTCTCAAAAGTGACTGTTTTAACATTGTGCTTAATAAGCATATTTGCGCATTCAGGCTTTGTGAACTGTGTTCCTGCATTATCAAATACTACATCAACGATATATACCTCGTTACCGTACACATATCCGACTGGCATAGCGCAGCTATCTTCTCCCTTGTCAGCACTATCACAAGCCGCCATGATTGCATCCGGCTCTCTGTCAACTGGAAGTTCCTCAAAATAATTTAACTCACTTTCAGAGAACATTCTTCCATTTGCTTCGTATGGCTCTTGTTGGAACTCTGCCGCCCAGGTTTCTTCGGAAACAAGTTTTCTTTCTTTCCGGTAATAGTCCGTAGTGAATATTTTTCTAAGACCTCGCTTGTCCTTTCGGTAAATTTCCCAGTTACTTTCATCCGTGACCGGATCAAGTGCCGGAATTGCAACTTCTCTCCATTTCCATCCCAGTTCATCAGCCTTGGTCTGTAACGCTGTAATAGGGTCATACAAGCTGTATTTTGTTCCTTGGATAATAATTGGCGTACCCTCTAATCTACGTCCTAAAACGTCATCTGTGACCTTCTCACATAGGAACTCTAGCCTGTCTCTGTTTCTTGCTTCCTCATGGTTCTTTACGCAGTCATCAATATAGACAAGCACATTTGCTTCCGTACAACCTACAATTGCACCGTCAATAGGTCGGCAAGTAAATGTTGGAAAAATATTCTTGCTTTTAAGGTCTATGGACAAATTCTCTGCACTCTTGTATCCATCTTTGCTTATTTTTGTAGCTTCCGGAAAAACACTTAAAAACCGCTGATAAGTACTTTCAGTCTCAAATCCTTGTAAAAGACCACCGTAAAACCTCTTTACCAGTCCTTCACCTTTTCCAACACCGAAAATACTTCCGTCTGGATCTCTTCCACCCATCATTTGTGCCAGTTTCAATCCTCCAGTTGTCTTTCCTGTACGTTTTGGCTGGGAAACTGATAGAAAATCCAGTTTCCCATCGTAAATTTCTTGATATGCTCCTACTACTTGTTTTAAAACGTTTCTTCTTGGAAAATAAAATCTCTTCCACGGATCCTTTTCATCAATTTCAATGTAATAAAAAAAGCTGTCAACTAGATACGCTGATTCATACATTAAAACATTGTAAAATTGATCTAAAATTTTATATGATGTATCATTATCCCCTGCGTATACTTCCAAATCAGCAACTCTTCCGCCTGTCTTTTCTCTGACATATTTTGCAATAAGTGACTTTGTTTTTGCTGATTGCTGCAATCCGTACTTAACATCATTTTCTGACCGAAATGCAACCGATAATGCCTGTATATACGCATCAATGACCTGTTCATCAATTCCCTTGCGCTGTATGTACTTGTCGTAACTGTTTACTGCCGTGATAAGGCTCTGACTTGCCAAAAGAAAAGCACCTCCGCTTGTGGCAGAAGTGCCTTATAGGATTCTGCCTATAATTTTTCTAGGTTAGCAACTAACTCCGTTTGTTAGCCGGTGATTTTGTTTATTCTAATTCGTCTGCATGTCTTGTCATTTCAATCTGTGTTCCATTTTCATCTCTTGTACAGACAGTTACATATTTGTTAAGTCCACTTATCATATCCCCAAGCCTTATTTCAGTCTTATCATCATTAAAGTTATAACACTTACGCATTTCTTCAATGCAATTATTCATTTCCGTTATTTTCATTCTTCATAAACCTCACAAAATCTTTCCGGCACTTAGGGCATAAGTCAATTTCTGCTTCTTCTGTGTACAAAATAATTCCAAAATTGTCAAGCAAACTATCAATATGATAACCTTTTTGTATTTTTGACTTAATTTTCGCTTTCCCTTTTCTGATAAGTGTATTCTTTATTTCTACTCCACACCTATCGCAAGTGTGCCATTCTTTGATATGTTTCATTAGTTACCCCTCTTTGTATGGATTGAAGAAGTCCTCATCTTTTCCAATTCCAAGATGCTTTTTCAATGCAAAATTTGTTATCCTTTCCCGATTAAACGAATTACTGACAATATAATTTGCAAGTTCTCCATCTTTCCATCCGTCCGTACTTGTCATATAATCATAAATCTGCTTATATTCTCCGGTCAGCTTGTCAAATTCAAACCAGCCTAAGTCAAGCGTCACTCCATAATTATAAAATCCCTTGTCATACCACTTTCTGACATAATACATTAACTGCTTGTACGAAAATCCAAGCCTTTCAAAAATATTACCAATAGTTCTTATGCTCAATTCCCGATCACTAGAATGTAATTTTCTTTTCTGCTCATTCACGCAAGCTCTGAAAAATATTTCTTCTAATGGCTTCATTCCTCCACCAACCTTTCAAACCAAACCTAACATATACAGAATTTTATGTTCAGATATTTCCTCTGCACCCTCTCTTGTGTGTATAAGAATTTCTTTAACTTTTTCATTTTCCATATCGCTGTATTTTTCTTTGTCATAAGCTTCTGAAAAACAATAATATTTGCAATATCCATATCCTGTCCCAAGTCTATTGCCGTAAATACTTTTCCCGACAATATCGTAATAATTTGGTACTCTTAAAATATCGTGTTTTTCATCTAAGGTGCATTCCTTTTGTTCTGCTTCCAATTTTGATTGAAGATATTTCAGAAAACTTCGTATATCCTGTTCTGATTTAGAAATATATAAAATAGTTTTTTCGTTCATTCCTCCACCAACTTTCTGCCACACATCGGACAAAATGTAATATCAAAGTATCCAGCAGCTCTATTCCTTTTATAAATTACAATTCCGGGAATTTCATCATCTCTATTTCTCATGATTCCTGCACTTGTTAAATCTGTTTCGTGTCCACATTTTTTACTTCAAATTCTTTTCCAAAAATTATATGTTTGTTGTTTTTATACATACAAAATTCACACATGTTCACACCTCGTATCCTGCTTTACGGCACTGCTCCTTTATTGGTTCCGGCAACTCAATACCATTTTCTTTTACGTATCGAATCATTTCCTCTAATTTATCATTGCTGATTTTTTCTATAATTTCAAAATCTTTCAGTCCTGATTCTCGCAATTTTAATATATCGTTCCATTTTGAACCATTTATCTTACAACAGTAGTCACGATTATATAAAACGTGACTATGTTTATCAAACATATTTGTACAGTCAAAAGCAGTACCAGATAAGCTTGAACAAAAATGGGTGTTTTGGCAGATATCACATTCCGTATCTTTTTCAACGTACTTCCTCGGTTTATATTTCTTAAAATCTTTACATTCAAAATCTAAATCCGTATCATTACCTTTTGTACACTCATAAATGGGATATTCGTCCCCTGTTTCTTCATCAAAAGAATAATCGACAGAACAGTATTTGCAAGCAGAGCAGTCTCTAAACATCCTCATATCCTCCGTAACCCATGCAGACGGAATCGAACCGCCGACACACAACCTATGCGGTTGCTGTTCTACCACTGAAACTATACATGGGAATCGCACCGTAAAACCTTTTATGGCTTGCGCTTGCCATAACCAAATGCGCACCGCCTACTTGTCACTGACTATCCACAATCTCACAGTCTTGTTTGTTCTCTACTTCATAGGCTTGGTTTTCGCTAAACGTATGTGGCTTACGTTTTAGCTAGGGAATAGTTGCCGTGGGAGTTGAACCCACCCGACCCAAACAAGGTACGACTGCTTTTGAATCTGCAAATTCTACTCGCAGAAGTGTTTTTCGTTAACCGATAATGAGCAACTACTATCCATACATCTCCCATCGACCTGAACTATTGCAGTAGTGCCAGACTAAGTGGAGATAAAGATAAACGCCGTACACAGGATTTGAACCTGCAAGCCTTTTACAGCCAACGGTTTTCAAGACCGCTCCCTCACCACCCGGACATACGGCAAATATAGCAGTGTAGTGGAACTGCTATATCCGAAATTGCATTTGCCACTACTTTGTACAATTTCATGCGGACTTTCTACCGCTTACGGCAAGGTTCACCCCTGTCGTAAGTTAGCGCAGATACAAGGACTCGAACCTTGACAGCATTTCTGCTGGATAGCTTAGCAAGCTACTGTGATACCATTACACCATATCTGCAGTCGGGAGGTTTTTTACTTGGTTATCTCCCACCCAAGGATTTTTTAGTCAGCCGTAAACGGCTCCATCCAGTTCCCCGTGATAAGTTTAACCGGTATATTGATTATCACTTGCATTTCTGTAATAAACGCACTAAGGAGTGTACTGGCAACATCACCGAATTGTGACGAAGGGACTCGAACCCATACCCCACAGCTTAGAAGACTGTTGCTCTCTCCATTTGCGCTACGTCACAATGATCGGTACGAGATTCGAACTCGCGTTACCACCGTGAAAGGGTGGTGTCTTACCACTTGACTAACCGATCATGTGCGTTTCCATAAGCTGTATGCCTACATTTAAGGCGCTGACGCAGCGCAACACTTATGGCTATTTTTATTTTCGCAGGGCATCCGCCAGTTACCTGCTAGTCGGGAGCGACCCAACATCGTGGGGAAAGAAGGAGTCGAACCTTCGGTGTTTCTAATGTCACGGTTTTACAGACCGCTGCAATCGCCACTATGCATATTTCCCCAAAACCTGTGCCGTATAACCACAGCCTAACTTCTGGCACACCTATCTGCTACCTACCGATTATTGCAATCACGGTATCGTCTTATAGACGCAGATAAAGTTTTCACCGCTATATGGTTGCAAAGCTTCAAGCGGTTACGTGGAAAACCCTCACGAGCCTTGCGACGGCTCTTAACAGCATTCCGCTATGAGGTGAAAGGAGTGTCTCCAATGGAAAAGTATGGAAGACAATTCGCAGATGGCAAAGACCGAAAGAAGAAAACATCTGCGAAACAGGACTACCAGGATTCGGACCTGGGATGCAGCAGTCAAAGTGCTGTGCCTTACCGCTTGGCGATAGCCCTAAACTCCGGGAGAGAGACCATCTGCTCCCGGATTATTTTCGTGAAACACCCTATATTGCTTAATTGTCACGCCTGCGCACGGTACTCTGTAAAACTTTGTGTTGTCGAACGCATTATTTCATTTTTCATTTCCCACACACAGGCTGCATACACTCTTGATGCCTTGATTTCTCGGACACATATCCAATGCCAACACAACACCGGATATTCGGCAATAACAATGGCTTTATGAATTTAACCCATTCAACAATGTGATATGGGATAATTCGCATAATCTCCGGCAACCACATATTATACCCACATAAAAGTTATTCCAAATGCAAGGAACATTGCAAGTGCGAAGAAAATTACTCCGTCTGATGCCGTTTTCTGTTTTGGAGCATACCATAAAGCAGATATTGCTAAAACTGTCAATACCAACGTTGTCATTATTTTTAAAATCATTAATCCAATCATTTCTTTTCTCCTTTATCAATAAGATTCTGTAATTTCAGTATTTTCTTTTCCCAAATAAACCAAACCGTAATCGCATTGATAATAAAACAGATAAAATAAATGAACCTGGTTTTTATATCATTACACTGCCAAAACATATCCGCCATCGTCATTGCAATAGAAAAAGCAAAAATGGAACACAACATTCTGAATAATCCATCAATAAACGGAATAAAAATTTTCATTTTTTCTTCGTCCTTCCTTCAATTTCATCTATCATTGCCATTACCAGTGCTTTAGCAAACTGGCTATTGTTGTGCATTTTAATCAGCAGATTGCCTTGCCGAATAAGATACGACCAGTCATCATCCGTTTTCGGATTAGCGCACTCTTTATGAATTTTCCAAACTTCTGTGTAGATCTCTTTAATCTCCGGCGGCAATTCGCATTTCTCCTTAACTGGCAAATCTTCTTTAGGCTCTTTATCAAGTCTGCTCTTTTGATGCTTCATCTGGCAGCTAACCATTTCCGCAACGTTCTCACGGTTTCTCTTGATTCCGTGGCCTTGAAGAAATAATTCGCATTGCAGAACTTCACCGCACTTTGAGCATTCGTCTTTAATCTCTTTTCCGTAGATCTGCATAATTTATTCACTCACATATGACCTAAATCCGGCATTTTATCTGTTTTCGATTTAACTGAAAATGATCCAGTCTTTAACGGTGGAATTGCTGCAACTTTACTTAAATCCTCTTTCTTAGAAATTTTTTCACCGTTGTCTGTTTCAGATTCATGTTTGCAAAGTGGTATAGCAATTTCAATATTTGGCGGTATTTTCCATTTTTTTTGAATATTCTCAACGCTTCTTTCCAAGTTTTCAAAAGATTTCTTTAGCTTTTCTTTGTCTGATTCAACCAGTTCCAAATACTTGTCCAGGTACCACTTAGCTTTCCTCACATCCTCTACACCATTTTTATTCTCATGCCGGTAAAGATATTTAAAAGCATTGCAGATACAGAAGTTTTTCACAGCTTCAATCCCCTGTGTCTCAATCATCACATCTATACACTCATATTTTCCAGTCTCATAATGGCTAGGATGATTTACATTGTCTGGCATTTCTGCATTCTTCTCATATTTATCACAACCATGACTGTATTTTACAAAAGCTGTCACGTATTTACTATCTCCGTTAACGCATACATAACCTGCCGATGTATTATATATTCCGTATTTGCAAGTGCCACAACATCCTTTACACTGATTTTCCATTGCGTATCTCCTTAAAGGGTCTTTTTATTTTTGAGGGAATTTGAGGGACTAAGTAGTGGTGTTTCTCGAATCCTGTCAGACCCCCTCCCCGGTGTGCTATGCGGCTTTTCAACTATGCGTTAAACACGTCTTTATGGAATAGTTTATTGACACATTCTTAACTATCTCATATTTCCGCACGTTTCCAAAGTTGTTGCTACTCATTTGCATCTACGTTGCTATCGTCATACGCTCCGGAATCAGTCAACATTGATGTATTTTGTCCATTTGTACCGCCTAACTGTGGCAGATCCGAAGCAGTTAACGCTTGCTTGTGGTTCTGCTGCTCTCTCGATACTCCCGGAAGGTTCCATCCGTAGTGACGATTTAGTATTGCCAGGATCCCCACAGGGTTGCGCTTTGCTGTGGCTAACTTTGCGCTTAAAGACTCTTCGCGGAAATCCGATATCTTTTTGCCGATGTCAGAACTTAATGGACTTGATTTAGTCCCCTCATCTCTCCAAGTAGCTATTGTATATCTGTCTATCCCTGTTAATAAGCTAAATCCTATTGCAGATACTTCTTTATCATACATCATACACATATATATATAATAATCGCATATGTGATTAACCAAATCATAGTTATAAGCATTATAATTACTATAACCACCTATAAACCCGTCTATGTTATGCATCTCTTTAGACTTAAGACAGTCAGGCTCATTAAATGCATGGCGTTTGATATACATAAGAGCAGCATTCCATACGCTCTGAGACTCTTGTCTAATATCCTCAATTTTCTGATCCTTGCAGAACTGGGAAAGGTATAATTCCATGTCATTCTCATATACCTGGGATGTTTCTGTATTTTCGACTTTTTCCATGCTCTGCACCTCCTAAAAATCTGCAATAAAAAAATCACTAAGCACCACTTAATAAACCCATGTTTTTTTAATCTCCTCCACAGATCAGGCAAAACATAAATTTATAAAAGTGACAAGCTAGTGACTTCTTGTCGTTTCCGGTCTGTCGGCTCCGGTGGTCTTGGTTACAATCTGGGCGGCTGCAAATCAAGAGGGGGTTTGATCTGTACCGCTGTCACTCGCACCGTATTAGCGTCGGCTCCCTAACTGCTTTTATCATACCATAAGTGTTATTTATAAATCCACAACAACCTTTTACGCATTTGACAATTTGTTGCTGTTGTATGTTTGCCGGTGATCCTGAGCAAATAAAAATCATGCAATTAAAAAATATCATACGGTTAAATTTGACAAATGGGATTTTTAAACAGACAGACAGGTGATTTTTGCAGATGAGTATATGGTGGCAGATGGTCAGCTCTAGTATTTATATATACTTGGTTATACAATGTCTTTCTGCACTTATTTATTTTTATTTTATCTAACCTTTATTTTATCTAATCTCCTTTTATTTAATCTGCGTAGACAATTTGTCTACAATTTGTCTACAAAATTTAGCACGTTAAAATAACACAGTGAAAATAGATCAAGAAAAGCAGGCTGTTACACCTGCTTAATTCCTGTTTATGCTGTTGCTCTTCCCGTTCTTCTGATCCGTTCCGCTCTCGCTGTGATCCGGTCAATTAGTGCCCTGTCACCGTATGCGGTTTTGCTGGCCAATAACTCCGGATCTGTCATACTGTCCAGTGCTTGGAGCGTTTCCGCTTGCACTGCTTCCAGTGCTTGGAGTTCTGCCCGGTTAAATTCTTTCAGCCGTTCCGATTCGGTGCTTTCCAGCTGTTCCCGGTAGTACCTGAAGAACTGCCGGACGTTTGACCGGATCCGGTAAGCTTTCTTTTCTGTGATCTGTTCCGGTGTTCCTGTCATGCTTTCTGCTCCTTTTCTCTTTGTATTCGTTCCATACCTTGCTTATAAATTTCTTCCGCTTCTTTCCTCTTGCGTTCTACCCATTCAACATTGCTTTCGTCTGGCCGCTGTCCGGGTAAGCCTGCCCATTTCGGAGGATGTTTTATAACTGGTTTAACTTCTCCATGCTCTCTAGCGGCTCTTTCTGCCGCTGTTTTGGCTTGTAAAGCGTGTAGCCGTTCATTTGCCTGCATGAGTGCGATTTTATCGTCTATGGGGCTTTTAGAGCCTGTCACGGGTGTTTCTTTCGGTTGCTCTGTTACTGTCTGCGGCTGTACTGGTTGCAATGCTGCAATCACGGCACCTATAACAAACTGGTTGACACTTACACAGTTCTTTTCTGCTTGCGCTTTGATCTGCGGTTCTAGGTCTTTCGGGAATCTAATCATTTGGTTAAATGTTTCCGCCATTTTAGCACCTCCTTTTCTTGTGATATCATTTATGTGATATCATTAGTTTTTTGTGATATCATTTGTGTGATATCATGACATCATTAGTGTGATATCACTTGTTTGATATCGTGATATCACTATAGCATTTTGTGCCTTATATGTCAATATGTTTTTGTGCCTTATTTTAATATTTTTTCGTCATGCTCCAGTTTTTCCGCAACAGCTAATTTTATAAAATCATTTACACTCTTATAACCTAATTTATTGATGCGGTCTTTTGTGCCAGTTGCAAAACGGCAATTCACCCGTTCAAATTTGTTGTCGTATTTGTAAATCGCTTTTCTTGTTGCATCTGTAGTTTTTCGCTCCATTGTTTGCACCTCCTTATATAAATGTATCTTTATTATATTTGTTTGTGCCTTATATGTCAATATTATTTTTTATCTACTATAATATAATCATGTTTTTTGTGCCTTATATATTTTGCACAACAAAAGAGCTTATTTTGTGCCTTATATTTGTATATTATTGCATCTTGCTTTTGTGCCTTATATCTGTTATAGTTATCTCAACAAATAAATAAAGCCGGTGACCACCTACCAAGCGAACACCGGCACCAAAAAAGAAAGGCACCCATATTATAACACGGGTGAAAAGGTAAATCAATATGTATAACTATTTAGAAGCTATGAAAAACGACATTACAGAGTACATCAACGACAACATCAATTTAGCAGATTATGCAGACCGTGACGAGCTGGAAAGCTACTTAAATGATGAGCTTTTTACAGAAGACAGCGTAACCGGAAACGCAAGCGGCTCTTACACTTTTAGCAGAGCACAGGCGCAGGAATATGTTAAAGATAACATTGATCTTTTAAAAGATGCTTGCGAAGAGTTCGGAACAGATGCCGCAACGGTTGGAGAATGGTTTTTATCTGAGGACTGGGAAAAAATGGACGTAACAATTAGATGTTATCTGTTAGGGCAGGCAATCGCCGAAGTTTTGGACGATATGGGGGAAGAATAAGAGCATGGAGAATTTTATATTACTAATTTGTGCAATGCTTGCCGGGTATGTGATCCGGTATTATAAAGAGTTAAGCAAGTAAGACAGGCTTACAACCGGGATTGAGTCCCGGTCTTGCTTTTACCCTGGGAACGGGGAAAATTGAAAAAGGAGAAAAACACATGGAAAGAAATTTTATTTTGCACTTTAAGGACGGGCACACGCAAGTTGTTAAAGAATCAGAAGCAATTGAAAACGCTTTACAACAGGAAAAAGACGGGGTAAAACCCGGATTTATTTGGTATACGAAAAAGAAAGACGGATCTATCGAGACAATAGGGAATCCAGGATGGCTTGTATGGTCTACGTGGGGCGGTTGCGGTGTATGCTATCGCAGAAATGATGGTAAGATGATCGTTGTAACAGGCTGGCAAGCTGATTTTATGTGTATTTAGTTTTTCTGCCGCTCTGGTGACTTGTGCCCGGTCCGATTCCTGGCGGTGGCTTTATGGGTGGAATCTGCCCTAAAATTAAAAAAAGGAGGTCACCAGGATGAAAGAAAAGAACCTTGAAAGACTTTACAATCTGTTAGAGCGTGCGGAGCGAGAGCACGACACGGAGACAGTCTCCGCCCTGCGGTGGGCAATTTTTGAACTAGAAAACAGTTAAGGACGGCTTGCAACCGTCTTTTTGTCGTGTCCTGTGTGATATACTGCCGTTTGGCTGTCTGTTTGCGTTGCTCTTCTGCCGGATCCGGTCGGATCATATCCACGGGTATATTGACGGCTTGCGTTGGCTTGGTGTACAATCAAATATTACAAGGGAGATTTTGTCAAAATGCGTAAAGTTGGAATTGGTCATGTATATGACATCATGGAGAACGTATCTGATGCCGGAAAACGGTTGGAAACAGTTATAAGGGTTGAGACTGCCGCCGGTGGTCTGTCTCCGGAATCTGCGGAGCTGTTGCGGTCTGCCTATGATTCTATGCTTTCGGCAGTCGGAGACCTTGGAAAAGCTGCGACACGGTGACCGGTTGACAGGTCCTAAACGTGCACCGCAAAAGTGAACAGGTGTTTTGTGCCTTTAATCAGTCTGAAAAAATCAGTGAAAAAATTTCTTTTAAAAAATTCTGAAAACGGATTTTTCAGCTTGGAAAGTGCTACCCCGGGGGGATTGAAATTTTTTGCATTATATTTTGATGAAAAATTTTTCTTTTAAAAACCTCTGAAAACGAAATTTTCGGATAAAAATGTAGACCCACCGGGGTATCAAAAGAAACACATTAAAATTTTTTCAATACTTCACATCTATTTATCGACAGAATACCACAAATGTGTTAAAATTTTATAAAATCCAAAATGAAAGGGGTAATTACTCTATGAAACAAAGTGGTTTAGGAATTGCTTCGATGATTTTAGGAATCATCAGTATTTTGACAGCTTGTATAGCTTTCGGAATTGTGCCGGGAATTGTAGGTGCTATTCTTGCTATCATTGCACTGTGTCAGAAAGACAAGAAACACGGCACTGCTATCGCAGGACTGACTTGCTCTATTATCGGAATCATTATTTTTGCCATTATGGCATTGTTTGTAAATGGTGTATCCGATAGCAACAAGGAATCCACTGGTAATCAAGCATCTGTTTCTGCAACAGTGGATAGTTCTAACACAGTATCAGAAATCACACCGGAAACAAAAATTGAAGAAGCAGAAGTGCAAAGTAATACTGTCATTTCTCCCGGTTACACATTTGATGCAGACGGTTTACAAGTCACAATAAATGATTTTGACCTTGACTTCACTGATTATGAGGATGAATACGGTTGGAATGCTCCTGCAGACGGAATGAAATACATAATGATTGATGTTTCCTATCAGAATAACAGCAAAGATGATAAGTATGTAAGTATCTATGATTTCCAGTGCTACGCAGACAATACAGATTGTGAACAAAATTACAGTGTTGTGGAAAACTCTTCGTTAAATGCGAATATTTCAAGTGGAAGAAATACATCTTACAAAATTGCATTTGTAGTTCCACAGGATGCACAGAATATTGAACTTGAATATGAAACAAGTATATGGACTGGTCATAAAGAAGTCATAAAATTACAATAGAATATAGGATTTTAAGGGCATTCTTCGGAATGTCCTTATTTTTGCGTAAAAAAAGAATGCCCTCCACGACAAGGACACTCTTCTTTTAAAAATACATGTTTGATGCGCTTTTGCTGAAAAGTATTGCTACTGTTCAGCTGGTATAAATTATAACCTGAACAATTATAATTATAGCATTTATAAAATCACTACGCAAGCATTCTCATGTAATCTTTGATAATTTCATCAGCCAGTGCAAACACATTTCTTCCATAAGTGGCTAGGAAGTCTGCAACAATCTCTTCTACCTCAATCGGCATGGTAAAGTTGTATGAAAATGCAAACGCATGGCACAACTCATGGCAGAGAACACGGTCAAAGAATGAGCCATTGATTCTGTTGGAAATATAAATGCACTGCGTATTTCGGTCTGTCATTCCAAACGTGTATGTGTTATCAGAGCGCATTAACATAGTGCTGTGTGGCTCTACAAGCCTTAAATTCCAAACGATTCCATTTATCGTGAACATCTTACCACCTCCAACATAAAAGGGGCTAAATAAGCCCCTTATGTGTGTTATCCGATTTTTGTTACCAGTGCAGAAAGCTTGCTTTTAAGGACAGACTTCTCTTCCGGTGTGGCATCATTAATGATTTCAGACATATCCGTTGCCAGTTCCGTCATGTAGGTGTTCAGGTCACGCACTTTTGCTTCCTTGTCCGCAGGAGTGTTAGCCTTGTGCAGTTCCTTATTTTCCATGTAGGCTCTACGGCTCATTCCGCTTCTGCCCTCTCTTGCATCACGCATGGGACCAGTAGATGCAAAAGATTCAGTGTAGTACATTCTTCCCATGTCTCTGTCCATGTCACGGTGATACATTTCCGGTGTCATGTGGTAATATGGTGGCTCTTCATAACTTCTGCGGTAGGTTCCACGACCTTTAGGTGCAAATCTGCCGTCAGCATAGCGGTAATGGTCATAAAAACGTCTGCCACCGTCACCGTAACGATCAAACATTTCCATGACTTCGTCCGGGTCATATTCCTGCATGGCTTTTGTCAACTCACGGTAGTACATTGCTTCGGATAAGTCTTTCATCATGTCGATGACCTTTCCCATTTCGCAAGTGTCTACATGGTCAATTCCTTTGTCAAACTGCGTTTTAGCGCATTCAGAAAGTTTTTCAATCATTTCATGCATTCTTTTAACATCCAATTTATTTACCTCCATATTCTGATATAACTTGTTCTATATCTTTTTTGTTTACCAATATTTCTTTTAATAAAATTTTATAATCGATCTTTTTATCTCTTGATATTAGTCTCAAATCTACTTCTTTCCCGTTGTAATACGTTTTGCAAAATCCACTTAAATTCATAGCAATTTCAAAAGGAAGTTCTAAGTTGCAAACCCTATGGTACATAATTCCATATTTCAAATTGTGGATTTCACATAACTCACTTAATGTTTTTCGCTCTCCATTGTAATCAATGTAAATGTTTCTTCTTGTATTGTTGCATTGCTCTTTTTGCGTAATCCAACGGCAATTTGATGGTTCATAGTTTCCGTTAAAATCTATTCTATCTATGGATAATCCATTTTTATAGCCATTCTTTACAGACCAGTTATAAAAATTTTGAAATCCATTTTCACCTTTCCATTCAGAACATACCTTAATGCCTCTGCCGCCATACCACATATATGCCGTTTCTTTTTCGTTTTCGCATCTTTTTCTCATAGAGCACCAAATTTTAAATAATTTAGTACCGCTCATTTTATGTGTAGTTAATTCTTCTATATGGTTCTTTCTGTTTTCTTCATTAAGGCATCCGCAACTCTTGGTGTATCCACCTTTGATTTTCGAGCTTTCAACAATTGTTTCTTTTCCACAAGAACACTTACATTTCCAATATGTCTTTTTGGTGTTCTCCTTATATACTCTTTCAACAACTGTCAGGCGGTTAAATATTTTTCCTGTCAAATCATCAAAATTATATGGTGTATTTCCTTTCTTAAAAGCCATTTCCCAATCTCCTTTATACGTATATACCATTTTACGTGTATTATATCAATTTTATAACTTTACGTCAATACGTATTTATGGTAAAATACACTTAAAAAGGAGGTTTTAAAATGTCAAAAATCAAATTCACAACAACAATGGAAAGCGAATTACTGAAAAAGATTAAAATTCAAGCAATCAAAGAACACCTTCCTGTATCAGCAATACTGGAAAGACTTATTAAAGAATACTTGTCAAGCCTGCCTAATAACGATTAAATTAGAGTTCTGAACCTCTACTGCCTGACTTGATGTATTCATTACCGAAACTGTTGAACAACAGCATCTTGGAACGTCAATATATGCTTGTGAACTAACATTCTGTAAATTCTCTGCAGCTGCCGGAGTTACAATCATTCTTGTGGACTGTAAAGGTTCTCCATCTACTGCCAGCGCAAGGGAAATTTCCCCAACAGTTCCACCCGTGGGAATCTGAATGTTTCCGGAATAACTTACAAGGAATCTTGCACGACACTGATTAGTGATACCTCTAAGTTTCACAATCCCGGATCCCTCTCTATGAGTGATACAGTTACTTCCATTCACTGCAGTTTCGGTAAAGGCAACGTCTGCTCCTGCTGCCACAGTCTGTAATGCTACTGCTGTATATTCAGCCATAATAAATACCTCTCTTTCAAAATCAAAGGGGCAAACCATATAGTCTGCCCCATGTTGTCAGTAATTCTGCATAGCAGACATAACCATAAGGTTAAGTTACTCGATATGCAGTTTTAGCATCCGCAACCAGTGTTGCAACCACACCCGTAATATACGTTAGGGTTGGGAACCTGATATGCAGGAATAGGTGCAGGTTTCACAGTGTTGATGATCTGCTGTGTCTGAGCCGCCATCTGAGTAGTGAGAAGTGCATTTTGCCGATCCTGTGAAGCTGCTCTGCGCAGATCAGTGTTCTCAGCGGTCAAAGTTGCAATCTTATCATTCGTCAAGAAATCAAGAATTGCTCTCGTTCCGGCATTCTGGCTGTCAATAATGTCTCTTGTGTTATTGCACATGGTGTTCTGCAATGCGCAAGTATTTGTTGCCATATTGTAGTTCACACCCTGGATAGCTTCACGGGTCTCGCAGCAGCAATTAGCAAGCTGGGACTGCAAAGCATTCTGTCCTTGCATCAGAGCAATGTTGGTAGTATTGAAACCTTGCTGTGTCTGATAGCCAAGATTGCAGATAGCGTTATCTACACCGTGGAAACCATTCATAATAGCGGTATTCTGTGCGTAAAAGCCGTCACATAATCCGCTGTTGATTCCGTCCAGCTTACCGATGATAGCCTGAGTGTCAAAACCTCTCTGAACCTCAGAACCTACACCGCCATTCATGCCGTTTCCACCGAAATTTCCAAAACCTCCCCAACCGAAGATTAAGAGAATCACGATCCACCATGCACCATTATCCCACATACCATCGTTTCTGTTGTTTCCAGTCACAGCAGCAATGTCTGCCAGACTGGGAGATGTAGCGTTAAACATTTTGTTACCTCCATTTGTTTTATTTACAAATGGGATACCCGGTTTTCTGTGCGCACAACCCAAAATGTACTACATTCCAAAAAAACTTCTTATCTCATTCATGTTGATTCCATTAGTATCCATACAGTTATTCAAAATCTGTCCGGCACCATTCATATCCCCACTGTTGATTTTGCTTAAAATATTTGTTGCCATAGGATTTCCACTGGATGCCGCCTGTTGAAGTGCTTGCATAGCTGCCTGTTGTGGATTGCGAATACCTCTAATCTGATTAAGTATTTGCATCATCTGTTGGTTCATTCAACATCTTCCTTTCTTTGTGTTTGTGAAGATTTTCTTTGCGATTGCGAAGATTTCAACTGCTCAATCTTCTGTTCCAGTTCGTCAAACCGCTTCATAAATACCTCTGTGGCTTCGTCTGATAGGTCAAATTTTGTCTTTTCTTCGGTCTGCGGTAAATTGTTAGGGTTATCTTCCAAAACAGGCTTATAGAGCCTTGTATAGATTTTCCCATCCGCTCCCCAGGATTTAGCATAGATTTCCGACAAATCCTGCTTGGGGAAGAAAGCTGTATTGCCATCCATAGGAACCTCATTCGGTGCTATGCATTCCTGCGCTGGAACAATGCGACCGTACATCTGTACTGCGGTTTGTTGTGGCTGTTGCATATACTGCTGCGGTTGGAATTGTTCCTGTTGTGGCATAAACTGTCCGTACATAGGTGTCCTATACTGCGGATTGTAGTAGTTTGGATTCATAATCGGCTGTGGCATGGCTACTCTCCTTTTCTTCCATTGATTCTATCTGTTTTGCAATTTCAACTTCATCAAGTGTCTGATATGTCGGCTTGTTCATAAGTCCCAACGGACTGAAATTCATAAGCATTACCAAGTTCTCCTATAACTTCTTCTGTGGCATGGACTACGATTGATTGATATTTAAGCGGAACACTTCCCATCTGTTCTTTACTGAAAATACGTTCCAGTGCTTCATCTGAAAATCTGAATTTTGCCATAAGGTCATCCCTCCTTATGCTTAAATTTTGGCATAAAAAAAGTCGCATATAGCGACACATATACGACACTTTTGCGACAAGCAAAAAAATATGAAGTTTTAAAAGTATGATAAATACGGCATTAGCACATCCTATTGCCGTTCCTATAACAATAGGTTCTGCTAAAAATTCTTTAATTGAATTTCAACATCTCCATTGACAATCACAATCCTTGATATTATGCTTTT